GTTGGAGATTATATTAACTTCCTTAAAAACTACTATCCAGTCACAGAAATACAAGTGAACTGGAATAACGAATTTGAAATTCATATCGACGATGGAACTGAAGTCCCATTTAGTAGTAGATCATCGCGGTTTCCTAATATCAAATGCAGCATGTCCTATACAGAATATGTACAATATCTGATGGAAATTTGACTTTTGAAGGTCCGTTTGCTATACTTAAAAAGATAGGAGAGGGATCAATGAAGAATACTGCTCTACAAATCGTGAAGGATCTGAAGAATGCTGGGTTTTCGGCATTTCTGGTTGGCGGGTGTGTCCGTGATTTTGTTCTTGGCAATACTCCAAAAGATTTTGATGTGACTACATCGGCTACTCCGAAGCAGGTTGCAGAAGTATTTCCAGAAATGACCTCCATTGTTGGAGCGGCTTTTGCAGTGTCTTTGGTGAAGATGAATGGCTTTACATTTGAAGTTGCGACCTTTCGCAAAGAAGTGTATTTTTCGGATGGCGACAATCGTCACCCCGATCAAGTTACTTTAGTTACCAATGTTGTCGAAGATCTGGCTAGACGCGATTTCACATTTTCGGCAATGTTGATGGATGAGGATGAACAGGTCATTGATTATTTCAATGGTCTTTCTGACATTCAGAACAAAGTTGTTCGGGCTGTTGGAAATGCAAATACTCGTTTCAACGAAGATGCATTGAGAATGCTTCGGGCAATTCGTTTTGCCAGCAGGTTCGGCTTTGAAATTGAACAGAATACATTTGAAGCCATTCGGAACAATGCTCATCTCATTCAGAACATTTCGATGGAACGGATCAATTCAGAATTAAGCAAAATGTTGACTTCTGGTAATCCTACAAAGGCCATCACTTTGCTTGTAAATTCAGAATTGATGAAGTACCTTGTTCCTGAATTTCTTGATCTGATTGCTTGTGAGCAAGATAAGGAACATCATCCAGAAGGATCAGTTTTCAATCATGTAATGAAGATGTTGACTTTTATTCCGAAGGATGCTTCACTGTCTTTGGTTCTATCGGTATTGTTTCATGATATTTCAAAGCCTGAGACTCGTGTTGTACATGAGAATGGAAAGATTTCGTTTCACCGGCACGAAAATGTTGGAGCAGTCAAGACTAAAACCATTCTTCAGCGTTTGAAGTTTGACAATGAAACTGTTGAAACGGTTGTTTCAAATGTTTTCAATCATATGAAGTTTTTTTGTGCTAAGGACATGAAGACTTCTACTTTGGTTAAGTTTGTCAAGACTTCAAACTTTTCTGAACTGTTGGAACTTGGTCGTGCTGATTGTCTTGGTTCTAGTGGAAACCTGTCAGATATCGAGTTTGTAGAGGGGTTTATTGCTACACAATTGCCTCTCATTGAGTCGAAGCCTTTTCTGAAGGGTAATGACCTCATCAAGATGGGATTGAAGCCCTCAGCGGCCTTTAAGACGATTCTGGAGACGGTTGAAAACCGTCGGCTTGAGGGTGATATCAAGACCTTTGATGAAGCTTGCACTTTTGCATTGCACATGGGAAAGAGTATGGGAGTCTATGACCATAAGGGATAAAGGGGGAGATGAACTCAAACTTGGAATGGTTGTGTTTGCTGAAGGGCGCGGCTATTCCGAGTTTGGAACGATTGTTGATTTTGACTGGTTCCAACTGCAAGGAGTAATACAAGTTCATTTTTCGTTTGGGTGGGATATGTTCAGAACAACCCATCTTAGAAGGGCAACCCATGAAGAGATAGTTCAATATTTCTTGGAGGTATAATGTGAAAATTGGTGAATACTACGAAGTTATTACCGAAGAGGGACTAACGTTGTGGATGAAAACAACGGGGGCGTACCTTATATCTTGGAAAATATGATGCGGTTGAGTGTTCAGTTATCAGTGGTAATTGGTCAATCTGGTGGGCGCTGCCATTAATTGAGACGAATAATAAGGAAATTTTGAAGGATTTTGCTATTAAATCGTATCGAAAAATGTCCAAGCAAGAAATTGTTCAATATTTTTTGGAGGCATAATGAAAGAGGCAATTCTTCACGACAAATTTGGAAATGAATTATTCTTTGGTGATTGGATTAAACTGACAGATCCTACCCGAATATTCGTTGGACAGATTGCTTCAAAATCCGTACATGATTTTTATGCCGAAGATACCGAGTTAAAAACCCAATTCTTCTTTTACGATGCTGATATATCTCGTATCACTAAAATGAGTGATGCTGAGTTGTTGATACACCGACTGGAGACATAATGAAAACTGGCGAATACTACGAAGTTGTTGATTTTTATGGTCAACCGTTTTGTGTGAAAACAACAAAGAGATTAGAAAGATATGGAGCGGGTGAGTGTTCAGTTTTAAGTGGGGCAGATCTTGATTTCTATTATCTTCCATTTCCTGAGACGAATGATGAGGAAATTTTGAAGAAGTTTGACGTGAAATCCTATCGAAAAATGACCAAGCAAGAAATTGTTCAACTATTACTGGAGGTATGAAATGAAAATTGCAACAGCACAGAATGTTAATGTAGGAGATACTGTTGCCATGATTTTCTATACCGATGGCAAGACATATCTTGGAAAAGTGATTGCCAAATTTTTGAGTGATGTTGAAGTTGAAATAAATTTGAGATATTCTCCGTGTAGGATAATCAGAAGATATCACAATATTTTCATTCCAACATATGCAGAAATTGTTCAACTAACTTTGGAGATATAATGTGAAAATTAAAATTGGCGATTACGTGAAAATAACAACGAAGGGCGATCTTATTTTTCATGCAAAAGTTACACGCGACGGCGAGAGTTTTTGGGAGGTACCAGCATTTCGTACTGAACCGGTAGATGTGAATTTTATTGGTGAGTGTGTTATTCCAAGGACGACAGAATCTATACCAACAAAGTTCAATATCAAGTCAATTGAGATATTGACCAATGAAGAAATTGTTCAACTATTACGGGAGATATGAAATGGACGAAGAATATGATTTTGACGAGGTATTTCATTGGAACTATGGGCATTCTGCCGACGAAGATATAATGAACCAATCACAAGAGGACTACGAAAATGATGAATGGTAAGTTAAAAACTTGGAGTTGCAAGATTGGAGAAATTGATCCCGGAATTTTGCCACAGGGATCGGATGGCCCAATGAGAAAAGCAGTTCACGACGCGTATTTCAAATTGACAGGAATTGAACCGAATTTCATCTTTTCTGGATGGGGTGCGGAATTAGATGATCTTGAGCGATCCATTGTTTACGACGTAGAAGATGATCGGCGCTATCCAGATAAATACAACTCAGGAGAGTAAACAATGCCTATTTTTGTTTTTCAATGCAATGATTGTGGACATACTTTTGAAAAAATTCAAAAGACGAAGGACAAGTATCCAACTTGTCCCACCTGTGATAATTCAAACATTCAACAAGTATTGGGAGTGCCATCTGCTCCTCAATGGAATTGTAGCAAACCAACCCTTTAAGGGTTGACATACTTTTAAAATTTTTGTTATATTAATCATAGAGGGAGATTATGAAAATTACGGTACTATCTGGACTTCAGGCATCTGGAAAGAGCACTCTTGCCAAGGAAATGGTTGAAAAAAATTCTAATTATGGTCGAGTGAATCGGGACCAGCTTCGTCAAATGGTTTTCAATGGTAACTGGACTCCTAAGCGGGAGAAGATTATTGTTGAAATGGAAAAAGCCATTGCAACGGTTTTGTTGAAACATTCAAATTCCGTTGTTGTCGATGATACCAACGTGAATTTCAAGAATAAGCAATTTTGGGAATCGTTTGCCAAAGAGCAGAAAGTCGAACATGAATTAATTAAGATTGAAACTGATCTTGCAACGTGTATCGAGCGGGATCGTCTTCGTACTGAATCTGAGAAGATCGGCGAAGCAATTATTCAGAAGTTTGCCTTGAGTAATGGATTTATCGATTGGGGAGACAAGAAGATAATTGTGTGTGATCTTGACGGCTGTATTGCAAACGAAGATCATAGAGCACATTTCCGGCAAACGGAAAAGAAGGATTGGAATTCGTATTTTGCTGGTATTCCAAATGACACGGTATATCAAGAAGTTGTTGATATGGTGAATCGTTGGAGTGCAACTCATACCATTGTTCTTTCAACTGGTCGTCCAGATACTACTCAACATGAGACTCTTGCATGGCTTCGTAATGTTGCTAATGTCAAGTTCGATTATCTATTCATGCGCAATGGTTCTGATCGTCGTCCAGCATCATTTATCAAGTTGGACATTCTCAATAAACTTCCGAAGCATAAGATTGAAATGGTGTTGGATGACTCGCCCACTTGCGTCAGAATGTATCGAGAGCAAAAACTGAAGGTAATTCCAGTTCGAGGTATGCCTGATGAACATCAATCTGGTTGTGAATATGAAGGACAGATTTTAAAAATTACTTGTCCTTCGTGTGGAATTATTGGCGATTTCTAAAAGATTCTTCGGAATGGATAGCTAAATACTGGTACGCCATTCCGAGGAGTCCTAATGATTTTTGATATTTTCGACCGTTCTAAACCAAATGATACTTTATACACTATTGCTGTTTATTCAAATCCCTTGAATTCTGTAAATAGAAAAACTACATTCACCCAATTTATCAATGAGATGAAAAATACCTCTCATGTGAAATTAGTTGTGGTTGAAGTATCGTATAATAATGCGCCTTTTGAATTCAATAATCATCATGAATACCAAACAGTTCAACTTCATGCCACTGATCTACTATGGGTCAAAGAAAACGCCGTCAATATTGCCGTAAAACATCTTCCTAAAGATTGGAAATATATGGCATATGTGGATGGTGATTTTCATTTTACTCGCCACGATTGGGCAAAAGCCACAATTGAAATGTTGAAAACTACTCCAGTAATTCAATTATATTCTGGTTATGCATTCATGTCGGCAACCCATGTTCCTATTTGGTGTAGACCAAGTTTCGCATACTGTTATCATACATACTTCAATTCTGATCGAACTAAATTGGAAAATGCCACAAAACCACTTACAGAATCTGGAAGCGATATTTTTACTGGTCCGCCTGTGGGAAGTTTGGGTGGAGCTATTGGTATGACTCGTGCCACGTTTGAAGGAATACATGGATTACCAGATTGGGCAATTTTGGGGAGTGGAGATTTGTACACTGCATATTCTTGTGTTGGAGTATCAATAAAAAATAGGGATGAAGTAAAGTATTGTGATCCTGCTTATATCAACAAAATGAATGTGTGGATGGATAATGCATATAAAGTTGTCAAGGGAAATATTGGATATATTGATCAACTAATTATGCATCAATGGCATGGCTGTATAATCAATAGAAATTATGAAACGCGTTGGCAGATATTGGAGAAATTTCATTTTAATCCAGATACCGATATCAAATATGACTATCAGGGTCTTATTCAATTCACAGGAAATAAACCGGGATTTAAAGAAGCTGTTCATGAATATTTCGTAAGTAGAGATGAAGATTCAAATACCAGCAAAATTAGAGGAATGTACTAATTTTTCTTGACAGTGAATAAAATCTTTGGTATTATTAAAGAGTACCAAATAACCAACAAAAGAAAGGAATTGTATCTATGACATTTGGAATGTTTGCTATCGCAGTGTTGATCGTGGCTGTTGGAGTAATTTGCGCACCCATTATTTTGGCTATTTTGGGAACTGTTTTCACATTGGTAATGAATATTTTGGTAACTGTTTTTGTGTATACACTCGGATTTCTTGGAGATATGATGATCAAGATTTTTCCGAAGGCTAAGATAACGAAGCAATGGATATTTAAGGTATATTGAGCAGTTAATAATGCGTCTATAGCTCAGTTGGACAGAGCGTTTCGCTACGAACGAAAAGGCCGGAGGTTCGAATCCTTCTAGACGCACCAAACATTTCCCTTGACAAACAACTCAATCTTTGGTAGAATTAAAAAGAAATGGAGAGACATGACAGTTATTTCAATTTTAATCGGAGTATTGCTTGCCATTGCGCTAATAATTTGAGCACCAGTGCTCATTACAGGTATCATCGCGTTGATATGTGGGGTAGTGTATAGCATATCGTTTATCCTATATATTTTGTGGCTAGGTTTTATGGTGCTTAGCACTCCATTTTGCTGGATTGCCGAAAAGAAATCTAAAAAAACTAAATAAGAATAGTAATCGCAAAGTGACGCGGGAATAGCTCAATTGGTAGAGCAATGGTTTTCCAAACCATAGGTTGTCGGTTCAAGTCCGACTTTCCGCTCCAAACGTAGGAGAGTAAGCTAAGTGGCAAACTGATGGCCTCCAAAGCCATACTTCTGATTTCGATCATCCGCTCTCCTGCCAAAAACATTTTCCTTGACAAATGGTTCAATCTTTGGTAGAATTAAAAAGAAATGGAGAGACATGGCATTTACCTCATTTGTAATCGGAGTATTGCTTGCCATTGCGCTAATAATTTTAGCACCAGTGCTCATTACAGGTATCATCGCGTTGATATGTGGGGTAGTGTATAGCATATCGATTATCCTGTATCTTTTGTGGCTAGTTGTTATGGTGCTTAGCACTCCATTTTGCTGGATTGCCGAAAAGAAATCTAAAAAAACTAAATAAGAATAGTAATCGGGAAGTAGCCTAGTGGCTCAGGCACTTGTTTTGGGAACAAGACGACGCAGGTTCGAATCCTGTCTTCCCGACCAAAGATCGCAAGTATTTCATTGACAAACAACTCAATCTTTGGTACACTTAAAAAGTAACAGAAACGGATTCGTAGCTCAATTGGTAGAGCAAGCGGCTTTTAACCGAGAGGTTGTGGGTTCGACTCCCACCGAATCCACCAAAACATTTTCCTTGACAACCAACACAATCTTTGGTATTCTCGTCAAGTGAGAGAAAGTCAAAACATGAATCGCTTCTAGATCGTCTAATGGTAGGACATTTCCCCTTGGAGGAAACTATATTGGTTCGAATCCAGTTCTAGAAACCAAACTTTTTGTAGAACTTATCCATTGACAAACCTCAGTTACTTTGTTACACTTCAAGAGTAACAAAAATCAGGAAGGAAAAATAATGAATTACTCTGTAAAGAATCCGAATTACACTGCGGTAGTAGTGTCTCTGGAGAAGATTGTTCCTCTGGAAAATTGTGATAATGTGGTATCTTGCATTATCTTTGGCAATAGTGTAATCGTTAGTAAGGATGTAAAGGTCGGCGCCAAGGGACTATTCTTTCCACTTGAAACTCAGCTTTCCCATGAGTTTGTTTCCAACAATAACCTGTATCGTAAGGCGGAATATGGAAATGTTGATTCCACCAAGGCTGGTTATTTCGATCAATCGCGTCGAATCAAGTGTGCAAAGTTTCGCGGTAACAAGAGTGAAGGCTTTTTCATTCCTCTGACTTCGCTGAACTATCTCAAGATCAATCTTGATGATTTGCAAATTGGTGATGTTTTTGATACCATTGGCAAGGACGAGATTTGCCGTAAGTATTCCATCAAGGCTGTGAATGAGCCGGGTGCGAAGAAGCTACGGGCCAAGACCAAGAATATCAAGGATGTAATTGTTGATAATCAGTTTGCTTTGCATTATGATTCTGAACAACTTCGCCGCAATCTTCATCGTATCAAGAAGGATACCACTATTGCCGTAAGTTCGAAGTGGCATGGAACCAGTGCTGTTTTTTCAAACCTTCTTGTGAAGCGTGAACTGAATATTGTCGAAAAGATTCTTTCCTTCCTTGGAGTAAAGATTCAGACGGAAGAGTATGGCACCATGTATAGTTCTCGAACTGTCATCAAGAATGTGAATGGTATTGACAAGAGTGGCAACAAGCATTTCTACACTGACGATGTATGGGGCCGAACTGCCAAGGATGTTATTCCTAGCATTCCTAAGTCTTACTCGATTTATGGGGAGATTGTTGGATACACTGAGTCTGGAGAGCCAATTCAGGCTGGTGTTGGTGGCAAGGCGTATCATTATGGTTGCTTCCCCGGTCAACAGAAGTTTGTTGTCTATCGGGTAACTTCTCGAAATGTTGATGGCCAACAGATTGAATTGTCTTGGCCTCAAATGAAGGATTTTTGCACCAAGTACGGTCTTGAAATGGTGAAGGAATTCTTCTATGGTAAGGCGTATGATCTAAACCGCGCAGAGTGGGATTGCATGGATCTGAGCGATGATCGTGATTGGCAAGATGCCCTTCTGTCGTATCTGGAAAAGACTTGGGTTCATGATCAGATGTGCGAGTACAACAATTTTGAGGTTCCGGCTGAGGGAATTGTTGTTCGTGTTGATTCGTTCACGGAATCTGAAGCTTTCAAGTTGAAGAATTTTCTTTTCCTCAGTGGCGAAACTAAACTGCTTGATGCTGGAGTAGTTGACATGGAATCTTCTGAGAGTGAAGATTCCGAGTAAACAAGTTTGAACCATCATGTAGGGACAAAAACAACAATAGCGCCAAACTATTGTTGGATAAAACCTACCGAGTTTTAACATGAAACCGGATAAAATAATTGGCTAGATTCGGGATGGTTCATTTTTCAATGATAAATAAGAATAGTAGTCGGGAAGTAGCCTAGTGGCTCAGGCACTTGTTTTGGGAACAAGACGACGCAGGTTCGAATCCTGTCTTCCCGACCAGATTTTAGAAAGCTAAATATAAGTGTAATACAGTTTCACGCGGCGATAGTTTAATTGGGAAAACGCTGGCGTCCAGTCAGAGTTGTGAGATTCGACAGTATCACTCTCCGCTCCATCAATTCAATGTTCAGGGATAGCTCAATTGGTAGAGCATCCGGCTGTTAACCGGAAGGTTGTGGGATCGTCGCCCACTCCCTGAGCCAAAGTTTCAAAACAATCACAAGGACAATTCATGACAGAGTTTGAAGATTATTTTCCATTGCCTGAAAAATGCGATAGGAAAAAGTTTATTACGCTTCTTGGCAAGCGGCCAAATAAGAATATACAAGTGAAAGATGTTCTTAATGAAGTTAAGAAATTTCTTAATGATAATGAAGTATCTTACTCCGAAAATACTCTTGAACAATCTCCGAATTTTCATTCTATTGAATTGGGGAAAGTTTTTTTATTCGTTGTTGATGATTATTCAAAATTCAATACCCATGTTCTTCCCAAGAAATATGTTGAAGATATGCATTTCAAGTGGACTAAGCAGGGGTATCGAGTTATTTGGATCAAGAAATTTGAATGGGAAGATCCTCGTAAACAGAATGTATTACAATCTTTGATTCTTCATGCGTGTGGCAAAACAAAAAACAGAATCTTTGCAAGGAAGACGGTAGCTGAAATTATTCCAAGTGTTCAATTAAGAAAATTTTTTGATGCTTCTTCGTTTTATGGATATCGTAATGCAACATTTGCAGTATGCCTAAAAGATAAGACCACTGGCGAAGTTCTCATGGCCATGAGTTTTGGTCATCCGTATTATGGAAAAGGAAAGTATGGAGACAGAGCAGTTGAATGTATTCGGGCAGCTACAAAACCACATACAATTGTTGTGGGCGGTATGACAAAATTGATGAAATTTCTTCTAGATTCTTTCCCGGATGAATTTGACACCATAAATTTCTATGTGGATTCCGGGCATTATTCTTGTGGTTCAATGTCAGCGATTGGTTTTGAATATTCGCATTTTGCAGGAGGATCTTCTCATAATTTGTGGGTTGAAACTGGTAGTATGTTTATGCGAACACCTGCATTACATCAAGAAATCAAATACCTAAATAGTCGTGGAGAGATACTTGCTATTCCCGATGTAGGCAATGATACATTTTTGTTATATCGAAACAAAGCGGTAATTCAAAATGCAAGTTCGACGGATATTTAATGACTGATCGAAAACCACGTTAGATGAAAATAGGAGAATAATAATGACACCCGAATATACCGGACGTAATATCAATGACTTTTTAGAAGATATCCTCAGAGTAGCGGAAAATATTGAGACTAAAGTTTCAAGTATTAATCGTACAATTTTTGGAACAAACACCCAAATGGATGTTTGTAATGATCCAAAAGAATGCTACCCCTCAACATTAATTACTTTAGCAAAAATTCATGATATTCTTGGTGATGCAAATGAAACTCTTAATAATATTTCAAGTCAGTTTGAGTCCACTTCAAAACTTAAAAAATATGATGGAAATGACAAAACCAAATTTCTTGTAAAACAACGGTACTAAGGGGAGAAAATGTATCATTCAAGAATTAATCATTGGTCGTGTAGCAAACTGTCCGACAAAATTCGTGGAACTAAAAAACCAGCTTCTTTCTCAATGGAAGAATGGGAAAACTGGGATGATTATTTGAAAAAGAATAATCCTATTCGGTTTTGGATTTCCGAAAATGGCTTGCGCCTTCTTCAAGACATTGTATATTTTCCATATGATAGGTATCGTGATATTCGTTCATATGTTAGGAATAGATTCATTGATAAGATTCACGCTCTTACTGCATCACCAGAGCATTTGAAACGCGGCCAATATTGTGACATTGACACTCGAATGTTTTATTGTCTATTTGACACTCTTGTTGACTTTGTTGAAGGTGAAGTTGCCCATTGGACAGCATGGAACGATCATGACAAGAAATATACATGGAAGAATGGGCGATGTAAGGATGCTGGCCTTGACCATCTCAAATGGGAAATGACTCTTACCGATTCGGAGTATGGCTTGTTTCCAGATTCTCCAGAATTTGCTAAGCCAACTTCCCAAGCAATTGCTGCCAAAGAAATTTTTGATTTGTATATTTGGTATACAGAAGTCTATGCAAATAGAAAAGATCCAATGGACGAATCTGGCTGGAGCGATTATTGTTCCACCACTAATTGGAGTAATAAGGTAGATCCAGAAGGCCGTATTATTTTGGATAAATGCAATAAACTTGAAGAAGCATATGACAATGAAGATACCGAAATGCTTATTCGATTGATAAAAATTCGCCAAGCATTGTGGACTTAATTCTTGGCAAGCATTGCATCTTTTGATACTATGGTTTTAGGAGAAAACGACATGGCGATGCTCAGTATCGAAAAAAACGACAATGGAACGTATTCAGCGGTGGTGATCAACAAACGTGGTGAAGCCATTTGTGAAACACACATTACCCTGAAAACGGCCATTGTGCGTCTTTTGAACCATGGTGGCGAAGATGCAATACTTGACCAATTAGATTTAGAAAATTGTTATTAAATACCCCGGCGTAAACGATTGGGCTTCCCGTCGAATATCGAGAACTGCAAAAATCGTCAAAAGAATGGTATAGCTAAATATATGCATGATACCAAAAATGCATTGGACCGAAGTTTTAGTTAATGGTCGTATAAAATCACGAACAAATTCCAAGAGATTATTGGAAGCACTTCTTGACAGTGGTGTTTCATATTGTTGTGGACTATGTGGCATTATCTCATGGTGTGGCCACTCAATCACTCTTGAAATTCATCATCGTTCAGGTCAAGAAACCGACAATAGAAAAGAAAACCTTATATTACTTTGTCCCAACTGTCATTCCATCACTCCAAACTATCGTTCAAAAAATCGTGGAAAATTAAATGATATGGATATAGATGAAATCTACCTCGGCTAAATATATTTAGAGGATACAAATGTCACAACCAATTGAAAATATTTCCACCAATCTGTTTAATTTTTTGAAGGATCGTTTTGATCTTGGTCTTGGTCAGAGTTTAGATGAGTCTGGTACTCCGACTGATAATCCAAAAGATATCAAGGTTTTTGCTTTTGATTATATGACCAGCAATGGTGAAAATCAAGGATGTGTCGTTCTGAGTTTGCTCAATGATACTGAAAGTACACATTCTGTCAAGATCTATTTTGGTCAGGAAATTTCTTCTCTGGTTGGAGACGAGCAGAAAGAATGGTTCAAATTTCTTCAAGAACTTCGTCAATTTGCAAAAATGCATCTTCTTGGATTCGATGCAAGAAATTTGAACAAGAATATAGTTTCCCGTAGAGATATTGAACCCATGTTTGAATCAACTTTTGGACCAATTGATGGGTCAATCAAAACAAGTCATCAGCCATTGGACAATATGAAAATTGTCATCAAGCATTCCGATAAAATTGATCCAACCTCTAGGAACGCTCGTTCTCGTAAAATTGAAAAAATTTATCTCACCAATCCAAATGGTGAACGCTTCCTCCTTCCATTCAAATCCTTACAGGCTGCAAGAGCCATGGCACGTCACGTAAATGGCGGCGGAACCCCTTATGACACCATTGGAAAGAATATCGTTCAGCTAGTTGATGAGATGAGTTCACTAAATCGATTTATCAGACGCATGAAGGCGTCGGCGAGTGGTATTGAAGAGAATAGGGCATTGGAGGCTTCGAGAAGCCGCTACGAGGAGATTAAGAGGATTATTGCCAGTTTGATCAGTGATGGTGGATATCGAAAAAATTCAGAATCGTTAAAGACGGATTTTACTGAGATTGAAGATGACGAAAATCCATTATTTTCAGGATATGAAATGGATGATGATATTTCAAACGCTTTGCCGTATGTAAAACGAGCATATGGAAAGGCACCGGTAATGCCAGAAGAATCGGAATTTTCAAATTGGATAAATGAAGATCTTGAACAAAAATATACTTCTGAAAAACCCTCTGTTAATCAATTAGCAAGTGTTTTCAATAAAGTTTATTGGGAACCAAACACAATCAATCTTGATTTCGGTGGAGGAGCGTATCAAAAAGCAACTATTTTTCTAAATGGAAAAAAGGTTACAAATTTGGTGATTGATTTTAATCGTACTCCAGAACACAATATGGAAATGCGAAATTTGCTTGATGAACATCCAGCAGATACCGCAACTTTGGCAAATGTATTAAATGTAATTTATGAGGAAGATGTTCGCCAAGGAGTCTTGAAAGAAATCAAGAAATATTTGAAGACTGGTGGAAAATTATATATTTGCGTATATGAAGGTGATAAGTCTGGTGTTGGAAAAGAAACAAATAAGGGCTGGCAAGAAAATCGAAAATTGAGTTCTTATCTACCAGAAGTACAAAATGTTTTTCCAAATGCAATCATAACAAAAGGGATGATTATATGTGATAATGGTGCATTGACGGAAGCAGATATGATGTGTGGATTTTCGGCATCACCTTTTACAACACCATATGTTGCAATTCCAAACCATTATCATTCAACAAAAGAAATTTCTAATATGACAGATACAAGTGGAAAAATGTCTCCTCTCACTATGCTAAATAAAGAAGAACCAGATGCTGAAATTGAGCAGTTAAAGAAAGACCAAAAGTATCTGCAAGGAAAAATTTAATATTGAACTGGAATTAATGTTTTGGTAAGATAAATAAAGAGTAGGAAGTAATGGCGATTCAATATAACTGAATTGCAAAACATCAATATAAATAACCAACATAGATAAACTATGGAATATACTACGGAGAAATAAATATTATGGCAACTCTAGCTGAAATTCGCGCACGTCTGGCAAAAGACGAAGAAAAGACAACTTTCAAAACTACTTCTGGTGCATCATTTCCTTTCTGGGATGCAGCAACTGGCACAACAACCACCATTCGTTTTCTTCCTGATGCAAATCCCAACAATCAGTATTTTTGGCAGGAGAAGAAGAGTGTTCGTCTTCCATTTACTGGAATCAAGGGACGAGATTCCAAGCCGTTGTTTGTTACGGTTCCAAGCTTGGAAATGTGGGAAGATCTGAAGTCGATGGATGCAATTGGAAATGAAGTTCGTAAATTGTATTCTGTTGCAAATGGCAATAAGGAATCTGATGAGTACAAGCTTGCAAGTAAGTATTATCGCAAGGTGACGTATTTATTTCAGGGATTTGTTAGGGACTCTTCTGTTAAGGAAGATTCCGCTCCTGAGAATCCAATTCGTATTTTCAATATCAATAAGCAGCTTTATAATATTGTAAAGTCCGGTATCATGGACCCAGATATGGATAATCTTCCAACAGATTATGAGCATGGTTTGGACTTCCGTATTCTCAAGACTGCAAAGGGTGAGTATGCTGATTATGGTACTTCGGCGTTTGGTCGCCGCGAGAATGCTTTAACTGCAACGGAACAGGCTGCAATTGAAGCATACGGTTTGAGCAATCTTTCCGAGCTAATTGGCAAGAAGCCTACCGCTGATGATATTCGTGTCATTGAAGAGATGTTTGAAGCATCTGCAAATGGCGAAGAGTATGATCTAGCTCGTTGGGGCAACACCTATCGTCCATATGGCCTTGATTCTGCTACAACCCCTGCTAACGATTCCGCAACATCTACTCCTAGTGCTGCTAAGGAAGAGAGCAAGGAAACTGTCGTAGAAGGTTCCGCTCAGGAACCTGTAAAGGCTAAGACTTCTGCTGCTGACATTCTTGCAGCTATCAAGGCCCGTAACGCCAAGTAAATTATAATATATTACATTAAATTAGATTATACAATAAGGGAAGGATATCAAAATATCCTTCCCTTGCAATAGGAGTATATGCATGAGTAAAGCGTTCGATTTGTCAAAATTTCGTAAATCAATAACAAAGAGTATTGATGGCCTTAGTGTAGGATTTCACGATCCTAAAACATGGATCTCAACTGGTAATTATTGTTTAAATTATTTGATTTCAAAAGATTTCAAAAAAGGTATTCCTCTTGGTCGAGTATGTGTATTTGCTGGATCATCGGGTAGTGGAAAAAGTTTAATTGTTAGTGGTAATGTTGTAAAGAATGCACAAGATTTAGGAATTTTTGTTGTTCTCATTGATAGTGAAAATGCTTTGGACGAATCATGGCTTCAGGCATTTGGTGTTGATACCAGCGAAGAAAAACTATTGAAGTGTAATATGGCAATGATTGATGATGTTGGAAAACTCATCAGCACATTTGTAAAGGATTATAGAGCTATTCCAGAAGGGGATCGTCCACAAGTTCTATTTGTAATTGATAGTCTTGGAATGCTTCTTACTCCAACGATGGTTCAACAGTTTGATGAAGGTGGTATGAAAGGCGATATGGGTATCAAGGCTAAGCAGCTAAAAGCCCTTATTACAAACTGTGTTAATATTCTCGGTGATCTTGATATTGGCATGGTTGTAACCAATCATACATATGCGGCACAAGATAAGTATTCAGATGATACAATTTCGGGCGGATCGTCTCAAATTTTTGCAGCTTCAATTGTTGTTCAAACAAAGTTGATGAAGTTGAAAGAAGACGAAGACGGAAATAAAGTTACCGATGTTCTTGGTATTCGATCTGGCTGTAAAGTTATCAAGAGTCGATATAATAAACCGTTTGAGACAATGGAAATTAGTATTCCATATTCTTCAGGAATCAATCCATATTCAGGGCTATTTGATCTTTTTGAAAAGAAAGGCATCATTAAGAAAGATGGCAATCGATACACATATACCGACAAGGCCGGATCAGAGCATAAACATTGGCGCAAAGAATACCTGAAGAACACAAATGGAATTCTCGATTTGATCATGGGCGAATTTGAAGATGCTCCTGATCCAACTGATCTTAGTATCATGGACGAAAATGCAGAAGATGTAAACGAGGAGTAAATTGCTCATAGAAGATAAATATTCATGAATGAATTATATGTAAAACTTCAAACGTTTGACGCACAAATTTGGGCGCAAGAATTCATGAGACTTTTTGAGCATGATAAAAATGCCATAGATGAAAGTCTCATGACTACTTGGTTCGCAACTGCATTAATGATTGGCTACGATTGCAAAAGAGAAAAAGAAGCTATAGAGGATAAAAATGAACCCTGAGATTATCAATGAATGTTGGCAGTTACTAGTTGAATATATTCCACGACGCGATCACGATAAAGCGGCAGAACATCTTTTTTCATATTTGATTACGGTGTTTGATAAGTCTGAACTTGAAGCCTTAGCAGAAATGGATAGTGATCTTAGCGAAGCATATAAGAACACCGTTGAAGATGATGAAGAAGATTATAATAAGTATGAAGATGGCGAGGACGAATAATGACAGATAGACAGGGATTACCGGTAATTCTTGAAAATACCAAGAATGATCTAAACGATCATTCAGAGGTAAGCAATATAATGATACCTGCAATTACACAGACCTACAATAGTTTAATTGCCCATGAATTAATTGGTGTTCAAGCAGCCCAGCGCTAAGTGGAGAGGTTTTTAGTTTGGGTGTTTGTAAGAGTGAGAACGAATTAAATATTGCCCCAGTATCAATATCCAAATACGCAAACTTCCATATACAATTCCATCTGACGTGGCCTTTCCATTAACACATGAGCTATTGGAAAACACGGATGACACTATAGCAGCTATGAAACAGGACTTAGTTTTTTCGCATGATCAAGAAGTTTTAAAATATCTGCGATCAATTGCTCCTATTGAGCTAACGTATGATCAATCATTAATTGCTGGACAATCAACGTTTGTCAGTGATGAGCACGCCGCACTAGCTCTCATGGAGGGAAGTTTTGAAGCACCATTTAACATCAAATTCGTCGGAACTCTAAATAATGCAATAAAGGTTTATTGCGATCCATTTGCAGACGAGAATACTCCAGTATTAGTTGGATACAAGGGAAGTCATGACATAGATGCTGGAGTATTTGATGCTATTCACACAGTTGGAAAAATTGTTGAATCTACTGATACATCTGTTTCCGTTGGATTTCAACATACTTTAATTCCAAATACTACTAATCTAGTGAACTCTAGCGATTACTACTGTTCCATCGCAATTAAAAATATTCGCTGGATCTAAAATGAGGTTGAATAATGGGTTGGTATAGAACTGTAACCAATGATCTTTCTAAGCTTCCGTCGTTTATTGATTATCATGATCAACAATTGACGGAACTTAGAAAGGATGTAGCAATAAGGGGAAGTCTTGAGCATAATAGTGCAAGACTTCCCGGACTTGTCGAAGAAGTATTTCGCCAATTACAAGAAATCGAAGCAGTTTTAAAATATATTGAAATTCAAAATGATGTTCTAACAAAGAAATACTTTCAAAAATTCCTCGAAGGATATAACAAACAATTGTCCAGCAGAGATGCAGAAAAATATGCCAATGCCGAAAAAGAAGTTGTAGATAATGCGATCATTCGTAATGAAGTTGCCTTAATTAGAAATCAATATCTCGGATTATCAAAAGCATATGAAGCAAAAGGTTGGCAAATTGGAAATATCACTAAACTAAGATGCGCTGGATTGGACGATAGTTTCATTCAAGACTAAATACTAACATATGAATATTAGAACAAAATCGCTACTTGAATCTTTAGTTGAGTTATCTTCATCTCAGGATACTTCTTTAATTATTGAATCTAGGGGCAATAATATCATCTCTAGTGCTATTGCACTAATTGAAACTATTCAATATACCTATGGTCAAGAATTAGCAGAGGAACTGGAGAAGAGACTTATTCTAAGTATTCGCGGAAAGAACGGAACAAGATTTGCGAAGGGCGCAAAAAAACTGCGCCCAATCAAATAATCAATCTCCATTTTGCATTATTATATGGACCATCTGGAAAAGATTGCCATGCATTTCCATTCCATTGATATTGTACATTGCCGTTACTATCCCATACATAATTAATATTACCGACATTATTTTCACTTGAGAAGATTGTAGACCATACATTCCCATCATAGTGAATAATGTCATTTGTATTTGCATATCCATTTACAACAGGGATGTTTGAATTTTCATACGGCCAGTATGGCCCAATATCACCAGTTAGAAGATAACTATCACCAATTGTTGGAGTAATAGGAGAAGGTGGATTAATAATACCAGAAATATTTGAAATTGTATTTGACGGCATTGTACTGGGATCGATGGTGTAAGTTAGAATACTGCTATCATTTGCATTGATTGAAATTGTTCCTAAAATTTCATCATTACTATTATCAAAGGTCAAACCAATTTTAGAAATCGTTGGAATAATATTTCCATAGGCCATAAGAATTCCGCTCCAATCAAGAGGAGTTCCATACAATGATGAGTTTGGACTTTGAACATTTTGATTTAGAATTCTCAGATTTCCATTTTGTAAGTAGACTCCATAATTGTTGAAGGTTACAACTTGAGGAGTTCCCAAAATCATGTTTGATAATTGTGGATCGTTCTGATAAATATTCATTACTGTCTTGAAGATTACTCCCATCTTACTAACCTTGGCTGGAAGACTCATCCAAATTGGAGCCTCAAATTCCAATGTTGCAATATCATAAAGAGAATCTGAACCTTGCCCAACAGGAATAGTTCTATTACTGTAATTTACATCTTTGATTTCAATTATCGACAAACTTTCCCAATCATAGTAATTATCATTCTTCTGAATTTCCATGGCAGGATTGAATAATGGCAATATCTGCTCAAGCAATTGACATTTCTGATTTGTACTTGAGGTAACAATATCAACCTTGAAAACAAGATTGTATGGAACTGGCATCAGTTTTTTGACAGTATAGGCATTCGTCTGTTTATTCAAATACTTTCCCGTCTCTTCATCATATTCTCTAGTTCTAACTGTTCGACTATCAACAAAGGTAGGATCTTGAATTCTTTCCCTTGTGTATTTCAAATTACTAACATAAATTGAAATGAGAGGAGCAGATGGCATTACATTCTCACTATTCAAACGAAGGATTGTGGCTGCATTGAATGATGAATCACCCCAGATAACAGGAACACGAGAATACATTTGATTGCCATTCGCATCAAGACCATACTCAACTGTAAAATTACTGAACACTCGAATAATTTGAGTTATCCATGACCGAATGTTATTATCATAAAAAAATTGCTGAGTTGCCATTATATTTTGCACCTTACTATTATTTAGTATATCCCCATGATGAATGGCATTGGAAATGAACCTTCATTAAAGTCATCATCGTCTTCAATATCTGTTATAAAGTCTTTCAATTGCTCTAGCATTCTAACAATCAAAATTGTGCTCATAACAAGATCGTCAGTCTCTCCGGGTTTTGCCTTATAACTGTTACCACATGCCACAAATGAATTCAATTCTGAAACCAGTTTCTTGCTATATAATTGCATCTTTCCAGATTCAATAACAGATTTTAGTTTTGAACATGCCGTTAATTTGGTTGTTGAACCTGTATTAAACCCTTTTCGATATTGTTTGACCACTCCCATTTTGTGTCGTTCAGATAGAAATATTCCCGGTATATTCTCTTCTCCAAAGTCTCTAATTGCTACCAGAATTGCTTCTCCAATTGAATTATTTTCAATAGAATAATACACTGAATTTGGCGTTCCAGTAATACCCACAAGATAACTTGTAATATCTTTCAATAATTCAACTTGTTTTTCAATTACAGTTTTATTGTGTGTCCATTCACCAATCTGTTCATAGGTCCGTGCATCAAAAATTTGAATTGCCGCTGGATCGCCACCAGTACCAATACTGGGATCTAAACCAACAACATACAAATTACCCTTCGTGGGCTTCTTATACCACCTAACTTGACCAATTTTTTCAAGAGGTTCAATCCCCCTTAATTTAAGTAAAGTATTGGCATTGATCAAAGTTTCTTCTGCTACCAAGAATTCACATAAAACTTCTCTTCGAAATTTTTCATCGCCAAGTTCTGCTCGTAATTGATCTGCCCATGCTTGATCACGCTCTGGATGTTCATCCCATTTAGATGAAAATGCTTTGAATCCATTTTTACCTAAACCATCTTGTCGAGTATTACCAAATTCATCAATAATATCATTTGCACCATTCCATAATCTTGCAAACTCAGATTCCAAAGATGATGGTGTACTAGTTATAATAAACTTTCCACCAGTGGAAAGAGTGGGTGCAATAGAACTCATAAATTCCGATGCTATTCTGTGCGGAACAAATGCATATTCGTCGGCATAAAGACAACTTATAGATAATCCACGCCCAGTAGTCGGTGTAGTTGTTTGAGCAAGTATTCTAGAACCATTGTCAAAAGTAACACTCTGTTTATTATAATCAAGAATTCCAGCACGTAGAAAATCTGGACATGACTCATAGCCAAATTTTACGCGGCTAATTATTTCCGTGCTTCCGGTGAGTTTGTGGGCCGCAATTAAAATTGTTTGATCAGTTTTAAACATCGCATACCACAATAAATATCCAGCGGCGGTGGCTGTCTTACCAGATTGGCGCGGCTGCATACAAATTGATTTTAGATTAAAATGATAGGTATCAAGTAATTTTTCTTGATATGGAAATAATTTCAATAAAATTTTTCCTTGGGTTGCATGTTGAACAAAGAAGTAATTATTTATGAAATATTTTGGACCTGTAATTGGATCAGCGCATTTCATAAATTCACGCAATTGATCATTGGTAAATGTCGTTTGTTGATACGGCTTTTTAAGTAATTCACTTTCGCTAAACTTCGCCATATAACTATTTAGTTATTGAAAATTGTTTTTTGTTTTGGTATGATTTTTAGATATAGGAGTTATAATGAAAGGAACTAAGGAAACAAAAGAATATTGGTTAAAACATACATGGGGGAAATTAACATTAGATCCAGATCAAGAATTACCTAATGAATGGGCTAAAAAGTCAAATCGATATTTAAAATTCATATGCGATTGTGGTCACGCCATAACTGTTAAATTTTGTGCTATTGGTAAATCATGTGGAAAGTGTGCCTACAAACCAAAAGAATTTTGGTTAGAACAAAAGTTTGGAGAACTTACCTTAAATCCAGAGCAAAAATTGCCGAATGAATGGGCACCATTTTCAGATAAGCAATTTGCTTGTATTTGTTCATGTGGAAATATCACGCATCCGGTATTTAAAAATATGTCAATGAAAAGAACTATATCATGTGGTAGCTGTCATTACCTGACCAAAGAAGAATGGTTAGGAATTAAATATGGTTGGCTGACTATTGTTGATAGTGTAGAATTGCCGGATAGATGGGGATCGGGTTATAGTAGCAAAATAAAGTTTGCATGTAAATGTGGAAAGACAATATCTATATGGTTTAACAATGCTATATCTGGAGCTACTACTTCATGTGGTTGCAAAAATCCCGGAAAAACAATGGATTCCATTGTAGGAAATATTTACAGATTTTTGTCATCTATTCTATCAGAAAAGATTATATTTTCTCATTGGATAGGAGACGGCAATCACAAAAAAGAATATGATATTTATATTCCTAGCAAAAAAATTGCGGTAGAATATCATGGTCTAATATGGCATTCTGAAAAATTTATGCGACGGCCAGAAAAAGATTACGAAAAATACTTACTGGCAACCTCTTTAGGAGATAGACTGATTCAGATTTACCAAGATGAGTGGGATGATAAGCAAGACCTTTTTAAAATATATCTCCAAGAATTATTAACGGAAAGACCAAAGATACTAGTTGAACCTACTTGTGATATTACCTATTCTCGTACTACTGAAATTGACTATTTCTTAAATTTGTATCATTATCTTGGAGAATCATTTAGTGATATATATGTATTGGCGAGATATAAAGACGAAATAATAGGATGTTTTGGTTTAACTTCCAGCGAAGAATATATGGAAATTAATCGGATTTGCTGGAATCCAAACTATGAAAATAGAAATGACATAGTTATTGCATTGATAATTTCATACTGCGTGAATAACAATATTAGTGAAATAATTGGTCTATCCGATAACCGATTGTTTACTGGAAATATTTTCTGCAACATGGGATTTCATTTAATCGAGGAATTGCCACCAAACTACCAGTACACCAATGGTCATGTTAGAATATCTAAAGACCAATACGACAAAATGACAAATGCAAAAAACTATCATCGAATTTGGAATTCTGGATACAAGAAATACATATTGAACTTGAAAAAGTGAGCCAATATTGGCTCACTTTTTTGTGGGATGAATTCCTGAATTATGATTATTGGGACTATGATTATGAATTTCGTCAGATTCCGCAGATGCCGAATTACTCAATTTTCGAGGGGCAAATCCACATATTTTAGCAGCGCGATTTATCATATCTTGGTCAGCCGATGAATATCCAGCGGAAAACGGATGGTCTGCACTAATACTTGATTTTCCGATTTTTGGTTCATCTGGAAAACTGGCAGCTAATATCATGGCGCGATAATGTCCATATGCACTCATAGTTGGATACCAAGTTGCATTTGGCATTGCTTTTGCATGATCTGGTCGAAGTTTACCATCTCCACCAGATTCATGTTTGTCTTCTACAAGGGGGTATCGTTTTTTTCGTAGTGGTGACACTGTTCTTTCCATATAGGTATTTAGCCGCCGAACGCAATGTATGGAATATTCCCAGCATTAGCTTCTCGATACATCATTGCAAATGTGGCGAATGGATCACATATGGTTGAGAACATATGAACTTTTGAATTATAACTATTTGCAATAGGTAAGAGGGATTCGAATGTTTTATCATTCACAAAATTGGCTTCATCTACTAAAATAAGATCGGCTCTATGCCCACAGCATGATGTTCCTTGTGTTATAGTTGATCCATTCTCAAAAACAATTTTAGTAATGGTTTTAGAGTATAGCGGAATATTCAGTAATGCAAGATCTTCAATAATGTTTTGCATGGTGTATCTACCTGCCACAAAAAAAATTTGGTAATTTGGATTATTGTATGCCATCCAAATTGCATAAGCAGAAAGAGTAGAAGTTTTCCCGCACTGTCTCTTAAAAACTCCAAGTGTTCGATTATAATTGATCAAATGATGAATCATATCTTGAACTTCATCATTCGTCATAATTGAATGATCTGTGACGGGAATGTATTTGCTGACGAATGTAGTGGGAATGAATAATTTGTGGACGAATGTCGAGAAGTCTTGTTCTTCTGCATCAAGAATTTTTCTTTTATTTATCGGGGATAATGCTCGATTTGCCGATTGATATGCCATGATATTTATTTTCCTTTTGCCGATGAGAAGCCAGCAATATGTGAAAAATGCTGGCTTCTCATTGAAATTTTAGTTAGTGTCTTTTTATATTTGACCGTTTGAATCGATCATTCCATTGATTGGCACAATATCAAAATTATGTTTTGCTAGGAACCCAGCAATCAGTCGTTGGATTGCCTGTTCGTCTTTTGTTTTTAGGTTTTTAGAAAGATAACTTGCAAGATCCATAACAGGATCTTGGGAAGAAAATCCTTCTGCATCTTCCAGCAATTGTTTGTACGATTTCATTAAATCTGTAGTTGATATCATGATTCTCCTCACAGGTAATGATCTGCATTTGTGCCAACTGCAAACTTCCCACTTCCATAGCAGGTGGGGCATTCATTTCCGTTAATGTCAACGCCATCAATACAATCTGAACATTCATTGAATCCCGGCTCAAAAGACGCTTTGAGATGTTCAATCCACATTGTTAAATCTTGTGGTTCAATGGAATCCACATCTCCAACATTATCGGCAATCTCTCTTGCTTTCTTTTCAACTTCTGCCATACCATACTTACGAATCATCTGAGGAATTGTACGTTCAACGCGATGTAGAATTGCATTGTAAACATAGTCAACATTTTCATTTAAAGTTGTATGAAATTTTTTCAGAAGATTTTCTGCTAGAGAATTTATTTTTGTATCTTCATGAAGGTTCTCATTATTTTTTTCAACTGTCAATGGATTATCACCCATACGATAATTTTTATGTTGTGCTTTTGGATTGTTCGGACCATCTGCGTTATCAATGATTGCTTTCCAACCAATGATCTGTTCATTTGGAGTATTGTCCCAATCTTTTGAAATATCTGTATTCTTTCTTTCTGGTGTTAATGTTCCTTCTGACACTTCACATGCAGAAACGGGAACAACTTTTACTTTCCGATATCCAGATAATGTGCCTGACGCTAGGACAGCATCTTTTTTCGCTTGTGCAAGATCAGTATACTTTGCAGCATCTTTTACATCCTTGGTATAGTCTAAATTTTCTTCAGTATGAGGACGATTCAAAAGGAATTTGCTTCCCAGACGAAGAACATAAGATTCCACAACCGGGGTATTTTGAATTGAGACAGCATCACGCATTTTAGTCATGTCACCCACCGATCCAAAGCTATCGGGAGCAGGAAGGGGCATCACAGGCCCAGCAATGATATCTGTAGTGTTTGGCTTTGCTACTCCACTCAATTTTAGCAATGAGGCCAATTCGTCAGCTTCGGAACCAGAGGCAGTGACTGTCAAAGTTGTTTTGTCGTTCACACTGTCATAATTTGAAGTAATATTCAAACTGTTTGAATAAGGATCTGAACTGCAATCTTCCATTATGCTTCCCTTACCTTCACACTTTTCACACACACTTTCGCCAATTCCATAACACTCTTGGCATTCATCAAGTGTATTTTCATCGCATGATTTGCATGGAACAATTCCAGTTGCATTACACGAAGAACAAACGGCATCATTTCCTTCCGATACTTTGTGATCATTTCGAGTAGCAGAATAGTTATCATTTTGTAAATTACTGAATGTTGTTAAAATTTTTTTAAAATCCATTACACTATCTCCTAATTATCGAGCGAACGATTTGATTGCGGGTTTCGTCGGAGGATTAGTACCAACTGCACTATCCTTTCCAATTGGATATTCTGGATCATTGAGAGTCTTGCCCTTAATGTCCTTCAGATTTTTTGGAATCATTTTATCTGTGCTTCCAATACTATTCTTGACAAAATTTTCATTGTATTCATCTCCAAAATTATCCTTGGAGATTTTTGCATTATCATCTTTTGGATAATCTGAACCAAGAAGATTCTTATTTGATGCAATGGCTTGATCATCGCGTTCAATACTCTGATCATGAAGAATATCAACAACTGAAACATTTTGAAAATCAAAACCAACGTTTGAAATTGTATGACGAACGAAATCTGCACTTGCGGGATATTCTACTGTTACCTCAAACATATAAGTTTCTGGGCTATTGATTCCGGGAAAACTTTTATCGACAGCTTGAATGGGTAATGATTTAGGAGATGAAATACTTAACACAGTATATCTCTGCAATACATCCTCAATCTTCTGCATATCTTCTGGTGTTGGCTTGAATGCCAACTTAACTCGATATGAATAATTGTGTTTTTGTTCCGTCAAATATTGGGAAAATTTCTTCATTTTAAATCCTCTAATTGTATTTAGCTTTTACAACTTTAAACCGACGCATTTCGCTAAGTGGTCTTAAATTTCTCCACTCTTTAATTTAGCTAGTAGCTCATTTCTATCCATCACATGGCCTTCCCCTGTTACTTGGTTCTCATCAGGTGTGGTATTTTTCATATCCAAGGCTTGTTTTTTCAATTGAAGAGAGATCATATCTAATTTTTTCTTAATCTTATTTGTCTTTGCAGCAATTGCATGACCCAACATACTCGCTGCCGTACTTGAAATTTCACCAGCATTCTTGTAATCAACATTCATAGCCAATTCCATAAGATCTTTATGGGCTTTCACAGCCATTTCTGCTAGAGCATCAAATTCATTATCGGATGCATCAAGTCCATATACTCTCGGTAATGCAGCATCAATCTTATCAAGACCAGCTATTTGAGTTATTGGGTCATCAGTTACTGGAACCAATTCCAAAGACTCATCTGATTCTTCTATTATTGGCATTAAATCAAATTCTTGTTCTAATTTTGTATTGATAATCATCTTTACCTCTTTCCAAAAATTTCAAGTTCAGTAAGTACGCGGAATGAAATACCATTGTGCTCACAATAAGCCATTGCCGCCGAAAATTTTGCAGTGTTTCTTGCAATATGACAATTGTTGATTGCAGATTTTGTTTTCTTTTGGCCTGTTTGGGAGGATGGTTTAACTTCGATTATTTCAGCATGTTTATCGCCCTTAGAATCCAAATAGATTATAAAGAAATCGGGAATGTACATCTTGTGTTTTCCAGTAAGAGGATCATGATATGGAATTTGAATACTCTCAGATGCCCATTGAACCACTGAAGGATGTTGATCAAAAAAATCCATTACATTTTTTTCCCAACCGCTCCGAAATATTGGCGCTTTCTTTCCAACATACTTATGAGGATTCTTTGGAGTAAATATCCCTTGATAAAATTTGTTTGCCATTATGCACCAATCTCCCTTGAAATAAATGTCGGAGGAATGTTGGTTCCAATTGCTCCAAATAATGCATTACGAGGTCGAACTGAATTTATATATGTTGCCAAATATACAGACTGTTGTTGAAGAGTTCCTGCATTCTCAACCGATTCAATAAAGTCCATAACCGATATTCCAAGGTTCTGAGCAATAAGCAAAAATGTTTGAACAAGTTCACTGGCAATCGTACTATTTGTGGTCATTGAATTGGCTAAAGATGTTGCATAATCTGCCACATTATTGTTGATACCTTTTATAATCGTTGCCATATATCCATCTCCATTAAGTATTTATCCTTGTAGGTAGTCAATTACCTTCCCATAAATACTATTGTTGGACAAGAAGTATCAGGAGATAAAACTTAATGCGTAGAAAGAAAAGCCCCCAACAATCCTTCGATTCAAATTCAACTTCTAAACCAATTTCCAATCCATATAGTAAACGTGGGCAATTGAAAAAACCTGCTATAGTTATTCCAAGAAATCAAAGACAAGAAGATCTTTTAAATTATTGCATGGACGATGATATCAAATTGGTAGCAACTATCGGACCTGCTGGTTGCGGAAAATCATTTATTTTCATGACCCAAGCTATTCAGGCACTTCAGAAAAAGAAAATTGATAAAATTGTAATCTTGCGTCCCTTGTATGGAGTTGAAAATGGCGCTGCTTCCTTGGGTGCATTACCGGGAACATTATTTCAGAAGTTGGAAAATTATATGATTCCACTATTGGACTTCCTCGAAGACTACTATCCACGCAAAGAAGTTATGACAATGATTGAAAATGATGTTATTTCAGTTCAGGCTATAACGTTTTTACGCGGTAGAAATTTAGACCGTTGCTGGATCGTGGCCGATGAGATGCAAAATTGCTCTATCGGAGAAGTCAAATGTTTACTTACAAGAGCGTGCGAAGGTGCCAAAATATTTATTTCCGGGGATTTAGAACAAATCGATAGGAAATTTAATAACAATGACAATGGTTTAGCCGATCTAATTGATAAAATTGAAGACCATCCATCTCCTATGACGGCCTTCGTAGAATTTGAAAAAGGTGATTCTGTTCGTAGTCCATTTGTTCAACATATTTTAGATTTGTACCAGTGAATATTTTCAAAGAAAAAGCCCTCAGATTAATCTGAGGGCTTTTTCTTGTATCATTCCATCATCTTCCTTCATGGACCTCACCATGAGGTTAGTAAATCGTTTTACCAACCATTCTGTGAGGATATCATGACTATCCAACTGTGATTGTTTCTGGAATCGGAGTATTCACTGGATTGGGCTTGTTGACACCAAAAGCAGATTCGAAATGCTTAAAAATAATGTCGAAATCTCGTGGAGCCAATTCTCCATCGATGAAATAATCACGACACTTTACAACCTCTTGGTTTGTAACGTCTAGAATAAGGTTTGAGCGTTTAAGATCGGTGCTGTTGAGCCGCTTCACCAGATTAACGTGTTCAGTTGCATTTGCGGTAGTTATATCCACGAGATAATGTGAAATTAGGTACATTAGTTGTTCTCCTATGAGGTTGCGATTTGCATGAGTTCGGTAATAGTTGCAGAGATGAGAATTTCATGATCTGCTGCCAATGGAATCTTGACTAAATTATTTTTGATCACAATAATTGCCTGATCTAATTGTTCAGGAGTATTGCCAAATAGATGAAGATTGTCATATAGAAAACGAAAAAAATCATCGGTTTCTTCTGGACGAATTTGTTCACAAACGATTTTTCTAGCTTCCCGATATTTTTTATCTTTGAATAAGGTAAGAGCGATCAATTTATAATCGGCAGAAGAACTATTTACAGATGATGGAGAAATCAGTTTTCCATCAATGCTATTTAGTTGTAGTGAGTTGATACATTTGCGAAGATCTGGCCAATATGCTTTAACATAAATATCCAAAGTTTCAAGATCGAAATCAATATTTTCATCAACCAAAATTTGTGCGGCTCTGGTGGTGTATTCGGTGATATCAAGTTTAGCAATTTCCATACTCTGGCATCGACTATGAATTGGAGGGATAATTCGATTTTTACTATTTGCTGTAAATAACCATCTACACAATGGATACATTTCAATGACAGCCTTCAAAGCGGCTTGGGCCTCTGGTGTGGCACCATCAAATTCATCCAGAGCTAGAATTTTCATTCTTCCAAAAGGCATTGTAGCAGCGAACGAAGAAACTTGATTTCTGATAACATCAATACTTCGTTCTCGACTTGCGTTGATCATTAGGAAATCATATGGATCAATGTTGAGTTCATTTACCAACACTTTTACCAAAGTGGTTTTTCCAGTTCCTGCTGGTCCATAAAAAATCACATTCTGAATATCTTGTTTTTCAATCCAGTTTTCAATTTGAAGTTTTTGTTGAGGATCACTGAACACATAATCAGTAATAGCTTTTGGGCGGTATTTTTCAGTCCATAACGTACTTTTAAGATCCATATTTGTTTTTCCTTTGGTTACATATCTCGACTACAAATCGAACATTGTCTAAGCATTCCTACCGGACCAGCCATAGTTCCGTCTGGATTTTTGTGGTCACATTTCCGTTCAATTGGAAGCAACACATCGTTGATCACTTCACGAATAAGTTTCGATTGAGTTTCTTGAATTTCTCGAATTTGAGTTCTGGCATCTTTTAGAGATTTTATGTAGTCTTCGTTCATTATACCGGAACTCCGTTGTAGGCGCAATCTTTTGGAAATTCAATACTTCCGTCAATTGGTTTTTCGTTGAACACTCCAAGTATAGCTTTTGGATCAACTCCACGAATAGTAATATCTTCGTTTCCAATGTTGATATCAAATCCGCGAGTCCATCGGCCATGTTCAATCAAAATCCATTGACCAATTTTGATATCGGTTTTACATTCTGGACCAATTGCATATACTTCTGCATATCGTGGATGAATACCTCGTTCATTCTTATCATCATCCAAAAGAATTATTCCCGAATTATTGATAGTCTCTCCAAAGAACATATCCTTTACAATTACTGTCTTATGCAAGGGAATAATTTCTGTACACTCGATGACTGGATTTAGTGGAACACTTTTCGACATTATAACTCCTTATTCCGGTTTCTTTTTCTTACCATGCGACTTGCCCTCAACAAAAATATCAATTTCTTCAACAATTGCATCTACCTCTTGTTCAATTTCCTCAGATGATTCCATATTTGTTGGTCTGGGAGCAGGAGATGGTAAACTCAATTTTGATATTTTTACGGGAACCACTTTTAGTTGATTTTGCTTTTTATTAGGAACAGACTCCGATTCTCTTCGTGTTCCTACAGAGCGTGCATTCGGAGTTGATGCTTTCAATGCATCAAAGTCTATCTTTTTCCCACGCGCCGATACAATAATTTTTCTTGCCATCATTATCCTCTCAAAAATTCTGTAATATCTAACTCATATTTGATGCTGTCAACTCGATGAATTTTTAGAAGATAGAGAACATATGAACAGCAACTACTTCCTCTTCCCACTCCCCAAACAATTTTATGTTGAGTTGCAACATCTCTTAGGTATTTACAATATCGCAAAACGTTCAATAATTTCAATCGCTCGTATAAACCCATCTCTATATTTATTCTTTCAATTTCGTTAGCATTCTGGCATAATGATAATATGTATCTTTTTATATCCATGTTTTTGTATTCATCGGGCATTATCCATTCATCTTTCATACACTCAAAGAATTCGGTTGGTGATAGATCTAATTCTTCAATATACAAATTTGACTTGGGCAATTCAGAATAATTTTTTTCGACACTTGTATTATATTCGTCGTCCAACAAAAATAAAGTTTCAATATCCAAATTCGGATTTATTTTTAGATGGTCAAAGATTTCTTGTTGCGATACTCCGACCATCCCATAACTATTCTGTTTCATTATCACCTTCGATAACAATTATCTCACCATCTTCGTCATACTCTGGAAATTCAAGATCAACATCATCCCATGAAAAATCTGACATTGGATGTTTAGTATCATCATTTACGGTAATATCTGAACGATCCCACCAATTAAGTGTCTTACCATCTTCATTGATATCAATTTCTTCTTCAATTGTATAGTGAAGATTTCCCTTGTCACCTATAATTTCCAGATTATCGACAACAAAAACATGCTCGATAATAGCCTGAAGTTTATTGAATAGCACCAATCCCACAAGTTGATCAACTGGTGGTCCGGGAAGTTCTACAACAATATTGGTCAATTTTGTTTTTTTGAGTTTTGATAACGCAGGATTGGTTTTTTCAATAATAAGAGAATCCCTAAAAATCTCTTTCATAAAAAATTCAAGTCTATGAATGGCAATACTATGTTCTTCACTATTCATGGTAATAGCATTAAGACGAATATCCATTTTGAAATTAACTGGATATATTGTAGCATCGCTTGCTACAACAACTGGAAATTCATAGTGTATTCTAATACCTGTGTTCATTTTTATTCTCCTATGGAAATAGGACCATAATCATCCTCTTTCGGTTCCATACCCAGCTTCTTTAAATATTTGTCATATTTAATATCGTATCGTCTACTCTGTTCTTCCTTCAAGTCTTCTAATATTGGGAAGGCTTGTTGAGCAAGAGCTTCATTATTGGAATACACAATTTGATATATTTTGAGAATTTTTTCTTCCAATTCGGAATTTTTCAAAGTTGACCAATCATGCATACTTATCTCCCAGAACTTCCAAAACCTTTCTCTCCGCGAGTATTGTTTAGCAATTCAGGAACTTCAACAATCTCAACACCAGTTTTCACTTCAATTGGAAGAACCTGAGCAATTTTGTCACCTTTCTTGATAGGGTATGGCCAATCTGACCAATGACTAATATAGGTAAGCATAATCAAAAGTTCGCCAGTATAGGAATGATCAATCACTCCTGCTGATGCCATAATACCCTTTGAAGCCATGCTAGAGCGATCCCTAACCAACAGACCATACTTTGCATCGTCTGACACGTATTGAGCCGCAATTCCAGTATGTACTTTTGTGACAACATTTGGTTTTAGTTCAATGTCTTCATCTGAATATAGATCGAATCCAAGATCTTCTCCGGGATGAGAACAGGTTGGAATAATCGCATTTGAATTTAATTTCTTTACTTGAAGCATATTTCTCCTTGTTAAGCCATATTACCAATGAATTAAATACAAATCAATACTAAAATGTAGAAAGAGTGGTTCTAGTCCAAATCGAAGTATGAGCGTCATAATTTCCAACACAAATATAAAAATAACTTGAATCATACGAAATCATTCCGGCAATATCCCCACTTGCTCCGACACTTGAAGATGGTGGAGTTGTCTCATAAAAAATTGAGGGACCGCTTACTAACTTTACATTCCAATTGGTTCCGTCCAAACTATTCAATTTTACAACATATGGATAATTAGTATTTGTGATAACCAAATTTGCATTTGGAAAATTTGAATAGACATTCGAATTCGTTGTTACTGCCGAAAAATCTACATATTGTGGAGTGGTGTTTGCTGTCACACTTATTACAATTTCACTTTCTCCCATATTTGGGAAATTTTCAACATTGATACTTTGCACTGACGGAACGGTAAGATTGAATTTGTGAGTATGGGCAACATTGAAATCTACAATTTGTGTAGATGAAGAAGAAATGTCACCATAATCATATGAGGTATATGCAAAATCCATCAATGATAAATTCGAATTTATCATTCCTCCAAAATTATTTATTGAAGTATTAGCACCATATGTCAATGGAGCAGATACTACAACTTTGTTTATAAGATCGTTCATTTCATTTCTTGTTTCTACAAGGGCATTTTGAATTGCCAGAAAATTACTTCTGAATCCTTGAGTTGGCTGATTCACTCCGGGAATTGGAAAAGTAGGGTCGATAGAATTTGTATTGATCTGCGAAGGCATTATTTTCTCCTGTATCTATTTAGTTTTTGGAAATTCGATGTACATAGATCCTTCATCTTCTTGAAGAAATACATTACTACCATTTACATTCCACCCAGCTTCTATAATTGAGGCATTTGATAATAATCCAAAGCTATGTAATGGAGAATTCACACCATCATATAATAAAAACGGAGTTCCATAATTGTTGATCAATTGAATATTACCAATGGCGTTTATATTTGCGGAAATTCCATCAATTGCCATTGCATTTATATTTGAGACAATCTCCCCATCGGCAATATCAATTGTTACATTTCCCAACCATTCATATGCAATTGGATAAAGATTTGAATATGTCGATGTTGGAATAGAAGAATTGATTGTAAAACTTCCATTGGCAAATGATACATCCGAAGGATTATAGCCAGTCACAACATATTGAGGAGTACAATTCCAATTTTCACTATATCCACAATTCCAAACATATCTATCGGACAACGCCGTGATGGTATTCAATGGATAATTATTGTCAAAATATTTCTGCAAATAAAACTGAATTCTTTTACCTGTGTTTGGCTTTACATAAGCAATAGGAATTGCAGGGATGAATCCAATTACCGTTCCATCGGGTTGAGTGTCACTCATCCATGTTGGTATTAAAGCATCATTGCTGGCACTCAGATGGCTCACCAAGCGATCCATTATGTTTGGAAGGGTGGCAGGGTACCCAACAGCCTTATTTGTCGTAATATCGCCAGAAAAAGTGATTCCTTCAGTATTGGTATATATGTCCAATGGCTGAATATATAATACTTCATATCCTTCAGTTGTTGATTGCGCCCATTTAATATCTGTAAATAAAAACTGCTTTTCTGAATGATATTTTTGTACGGCCTGAACAATGATGTTTGAGGTTGTTGGATAAATTCCATAGGCCATGAGAATATGTTGTTGATCTGGTATCCCAAAATAAAAATCGTCTGGTCTAAAAATATCGGTGTTCTTTATAACACTTTGATCATGCGTTGCAGAATATATTGCATCATAATCATGTTTATCTAAAAACACTTCCATCCAAAGATTTGTCAATGGTGCTGGAGACTCTGACACAACCGTACATACATATCCTTGTGATGAGGTAATATAATGTGCCGCAGTCGCGGTTATAGAAAAATAGCATTCTGTGATATTTGGAGTTTGTGGAAGCACCCTTCCAACGATCATTCCATTATCTTTTAATTCTAATCCATCTGGTAAAGAAGAGTTATCCAAAGAATATACAATGGAGTTAATTTTTTGAATTGTAGATATCCCTTCGATTGTTATAGCTGGAATCACTTGAAAATTATTACCAGTGTTTTCTATACTTGTATTTGCAATATGCCCATCGTAGATAATCGCATTTATAATAGGATTGGTTGTTTGTCCTGCGTCGGCAATTCCAATTGTTGCAGTATCATAAAAATCACCAGTGTCAATGATATTGATTGTATCAATTCCAAAATCCAATTCTATAATTGCATTTTCACTCTCACCATCTGGATTTTGCCAAACATATGTTAGACTGCTTGGTAATTGTGTATACTGTTGATATTCTGAATTGATTGTAATCCCTGTGATGGAACCATTGCTGGTATTACTTACCACCAAATTTGCAACTGTATTGCAACTTCCACCTTCAACCAAAATAAAAGATCCATTGGTAAAGTTATCTCCACCAAATATGATATTTGCTCCTACAACTTTCAAGGTGCAATTAGCAGTTGCTGGAACAATCGTTCGGGTAGATAATGGTGCAATTATATTTGCATGAACTGACAAACTGGAAGGCATACCAGCTACAATATTTCCAAGATATGGATTACCATACCAAGAAATTTTTTCAACATCTGGTGCCAAAATATTCAAAGTAATATTTCCATTACTGTGATAACTAGAGTTGGAAGTCTTTGATGCAGTATAGGTAATGTTATAATCTTCTTGTGTTATGGTGTCTCGATTTATAATACCAGTCACAATGCCCGTTGTTGAATTAATTGAAACATTTCCCGGAATATTACCAGATGACAATAATGTATAACTTGTTGAATTATATTCAAAATCCTTGGTCACTGGCTGAAATGAAAAATGTTGACCAGATACATTGACAGTCGCATTACTATTCAAAATCATCGGAGGATGATAATCAACATTTGAAATTGAATTACCATAGAATTTATTATATGGCATTGCCGTCATGGAATATTCAATATTAGCATTTGAGTTATAACTTACAAAAAATGTAAAAGTTGTAGTATTGCTATTTGGAAGATCTGGCTTGCCATATTCCATGTTCGGATTTATATTGGCACTTGAATATAGATAAGTTGGATCAATGTATCCATAGATACTTCCAGTATTTGAATTCAATGATAAAAAGTTTGGAAAATTTCCACCAGAAATCACAATGTTAGAATTGAACTCCGGCATGTAAAATAGCGGAGTAACGTTGGCTTTTATTATTTTGCCGTCTGGAAATATACCAATGTTTGAATTTGGAAATAGAGTAGAATCGGACACATTCACAACGTCAATGGCAAATGATCTGTCAACCACCATTCCCGCTTTTGATGTTATTCTAATGGTAAAATTGTATACTCCAGATAATACATCATATGGAACAATTCCATATAGATACAATCCATCCAAATATAAACCGTCTGGTAGTTGTCCACTAATAATTGTAAAATTGGCTGGCTCATTATTGGTGTAACAAAGAAACTCATATTCAAAGGAAGTATTCTTAATTACAGTTGCGATGAGTCCAGCCGGTGTTTGCCAATAAACATTCATATATTCTCTCTATGATTATTTAGCGTGGCTCTTTTTGACTCAAAATTACTTCTAACTAAAATCGGTAAACAATTCTCGCTAATTCAAGGGAATACGGACTTAGCTCCAATTGAACTTCATCACCCGGTTCAATTCGAATTAAATTCTTTCGAAGTTTTCCCCCAAGATATGCGGGAATCTCCTGACCGTTTTCCAACTCAACAATCCAATGTGTGTTAGGTAATACTCTAACGATCTTCCCTCGTATTGACACTTGATCTTCTCTTGCCATCTAAAACTCCAACGCCTTTACAAATTTGTTTGAAAGGATTTTTCTTGCATATTCCCATGCTTTATCTTCACTGGAATAACCAATTGATACAAGGTCACCATCGATGATAATGCTGTGTCTACCAGATGCGGTAGTTTCGCATATAGCATTTGAAAACATTCCTCGTACAAACTTCTCATCTTCATTCATATTTAGGACTCCAAAAAGTTTAGTATCACAACCATTGATTGTGTCAAGTGCAAAGTGAGAGAGATATGAATCGCTTTGCACTTGACCTAAAGATTACTTTACCGTTCGTAGAATTACACAATCAATTCCAAAAGTATTTCGAATTTGGGTTTCAACAGCTTTGATTTTTGCAAACCATTTTCCGCTTGCTGGTTTTCCAAGTTTTGCAAATTCGGAAAGTTGTTCCTCTGGTTTACGAATTGTCTTTTGGAAACTTTTCGTATTGTCAACGTTAAGAATTTTGTTTCCTTTTACGTCGAAGGTACAACCAGCCATTGCAACAAAGTGTTGAAGTTTTCTCTTCTTCACATCATACGCCCAAATTTCCGTGCTCTTTAAAATGTCAATCGGATTAACAGAGGTTAATTTCAATGAAGGACATTCCTTCATATACTTCAGTTTACCAACAATTTTAGAGGGTGTCAAGGTCTTTTTCTTACGAGGTTTCCGCTCAACTTTTTTGCTGGCTCCAATTAATCCAACTTCATCAATTGCGCGTTCAATCCATGCAACACAATTCTTCAATTCCTTTTTAGATAAATGGGAATATGCTTCGACCATATCAGCTTTTCCAGCAAGGGCTTGTCGATGGTCAGTAAGATAGTAATTGTTCAAGTATTCAATGATATCTTTGAATCGATTTGCAGGAATGAGACTGGCAATACTCTTGACAGATTGATGACCCAGTGTATAATTGCTGTCAACAAATTTTGTAAATAGATCGTCAATTTCGCCCTTGACAAGCTTTACTTTCGCATTCAAGGCAACCTGAATATTTGGCTTTGTAATTACCTTTTCCGTTTCTGACTGTATAGTATGTTGGGATTTAATACACTTCCGAAAGGCTTTAACCATAAATCGTTTTTCGTGAAATCTTGGATAAAAACCCAGATGCATCATTCGAATAAATTTAACTACGGTGGGGTTTAGATCAACTAAACTTCCTTCAATCTTCTTCGCCAACTCTTGTCCACGAGGAGTCAATAAAAGAGTTTTGATCGCCAATTTGAATAAATCTTTGTTGTCTTGAGCAGTGTTTGCGTACCACGAAAATGATTCAACCATTTTCATTTGATACTGATCGTGACTCCATGATAATTGCTCAGTATAATCAGGGAAGGTTGGCTCTGAAAATCCAACAAATTTTGCTCCATCTCCTTTAAAATATAAAGGATGAGGTTCCTTAAACGATGTTGGTTTTAATGTTTGTAATTTAATTTTCTTGTTCATATTTCCCCATACTACTCGATAATAAATTTCTTGTCAAGTTTTAACGAGGTCTGTTGAAACAATATGGTTTGGTCTATTTTCCTCGTCTGTTTACTATTTAGTGTTGCTGTTTACTACTTGATCACCTATTAGGTTTTCTCCTATATATCTATACAGGATTCCTAACAAGTAACTAATTAATTACCCCTTTTAGTAAATGTTTACTACTTGATCACCTGTTAGGTTTTCTCCTATATATCTATACAGGATTCCTAACAAGTAACTAAGTAGTAAACAGCAAAAACATTGGATATTTTCATGGATAAATACAAATATGAATGGATTGACTGGACTTCAAATAATTGCCGCTAATGAATTACAGAATGGAAGTGGGTTATCTGCTCCTGATATCACCGCTAATTATTCTGCGTATCTGTCGTTTTTGCCTGTGTCGAATTATCTATCGATTTATAATGGAATAAATTCAAATCCGAATATTGCAATTTCTTCGGCAAATGCAAACATACTAATCTCGTTAGGATCAAATTCGTTTCCGGTATTGTTCGATCAAGTTCCGTTTGAATCGACTAGCAAATTAGGTTATGGTCCTATGATAGAGATTGCATATAGAAATACCTCCAATCTATTTGCGAATGGAGCGAATAGCTATATTCAATCTTTGACAGTGGCACAATCATATGCTGCGACGGCGCAGACAACTTTACAGAGTGCTGCAACTGCTCAATGGGTAGGTGGTCCTCAGTCTTCAATTACCGGTGGTTTTTCTAATATTGGCGGAAATGACGCAACTTCATTTTGTAATATTGCAAATGTTATTTCTGAGATGGGAACATTGATGAATCCGTCAATTGCTTATACTGGGTTTAGTAATGCCGAGTGTTTCAAGGAAATTTTGAATACTGATAAAACTATTGGAAATCTTCACAAGAATTTTTTCGGTAAAACAATATTTGATCCTGTTACAAAAAGTAACATGATTATCAACGAGAAACTTTTCGACTATATTATTGGAAATCCTTCTGGAAAAACTTCCGATGATTCATTTCAAATTGTGGCATTGAATCCCTTGGATGAAATTTTAGGAAACATGGCAAATATTGCATTACAGGATATTGGTGATCTTGATGCTGTTGTAACTTATTTTAATATTGGGCCGAGTATCGCAAGTAATATCTATTATTGGTCTGATTGCTTGAATTTGAAAATTCTATTTGGATCATTATATGATACTGTTCAAAAAAATATTGGAGATACTTTGGATACCTATTCATTTATTCAAACCTTGGTGAATAGTATTTCAGGTTTATCAAAGTTACAGAGTCTTACTGAAGTGGGAAATGCCATGAGTAAAATTACTCCATTGCAAAATACAAATCTTATAATGGTCATGAGTCAACCAGTATCAGCTAATATGTATGCGAATCTACAGGCATCATTTGGAAATGGTTCTGGTACATATGGAAATCCTACTGTTGATGATATTCTTGGTGGTACAAACTATAATGATGTTATAAGTAATTGTATCTCGGTACTTTCCCCTTTGATTTATACGAATGATTATGCAAATATTGTTGCCGACAGTAGTAATATTGCGAATGCCATAAGTGGAACCGTAACATATCCCATTATTTTATCGAATGGAACTTCGTGTGATACTTTGGATATTTTAGCAGGAGCCTGTGGAAATCTTATCAATAATACTGCCTTGAATTTATATTCAAAGACTTTTCCAAGTTCACCATCATCTTCTTTATCATCGGGATCAAGTACAAATAGTATTGCCTCAACGGTTGCAGAAATATCTTCAATCGCGGGAGTAGCAGCTATTGGATTATCTATGATATCTTCTTTCTCATCGTTGGCATCAAGCCATAATCTTTCAATGTCATTTTCGAGTGGAGAGGTAAAGGATTTTGCAAAGACTATTCTTGGCGCAGTTGCTTCAAATGTTTTGGCCGATTTGAAAAGTATGGATGCATTATATAAACTTGTGGTATCAATTGTATTTTCAGTTTGGGAAGCAAGCATTAACGTAAACATGGATATGATACCAAAACCACCTATGCTATTGAAATGCCCAAATCCAAGTTCAATTTTGAAATCATTTCCCTCAATGCTGGCATCCTTATCGGCCTTGGAATCACAAATACCCATGGCAAATGAAATTTCCGGTTTGAGCAATATTACAAATTGTTTGAATATGGCTTCGTTGGGAGGTCAAGCGTTGTCTGGAGTGATGACCGAAGCTAAAAATATAAATGCATTGTCTGCAAGTGGTTTGAGTTCTAGTGCATACAGTTCAGCATCTGCTGTCATTTCATCTGGAAAGAATAAAATTTGACAAAAAATTATTTTTCATGTATAAATACCTTTATGCATAAAATAATGAGAAGTTTGCTCATTGGAGCATTTTTGTTTTTAAATCATGGAATAATTAAGGCTGAAACAGATCAGTCTTGTCTCGCGAAGACTATATATCGTGAAGCAAGGGGTGAATCTCGTCTTGGACAAACGGCAGTAGGACAAGTAATTTTGAATAGAATTCGGGCTGGAATGGGCAGCACGGTTTGTAAAGTTGTTCATTCAAATCAATTCAACCAAACCAGAATTCATATTCCCAAGGATCAGATTAATTATTACATGGTGTTGGCTTCAACATTGTTGAGTCACCAATCGGGAATTTATTTTCCTCCTAACCTTCTGTTTTTCAATAATAAACCTTTGAAAATAAAGAAAACAAAATTGTATAAAATCATTGGAAGACAACGATTCTACCTGCAAATTTGACAATGTACTTTCAATTTGGTATCGTGATAGTATGGATGAAATTAAAAATAATGATATTGTGAAAATACCGACGATGACCGCCAATTTTGACACTCGATTTAAATTTGGCATGGTTCTCACTATGCGAAAAAAGACCTTATGGTTTGTACCATTCAAAGGACAAGATACGGCGGCATACGCCGTATGGTTTCCCAGCGCAGCCTTCGAAAAAACAACTAAAGATGACTATTTAATCTATCTTCTGGAGTCATAATGACTGACAAAAACGGAATTAAACTGAAAGTTGGGATGTATGCTAGGGGATATGATCCACGATATGGACACTATGGACATAATGTTTGCGGTCCAATAACTGAAATTCTCCAAAATTTCGCAGAGATTGAGAAGCTATTATTTTTTACTGACGAATTAATGGCAATAACTAAAGATGAATATTTAATCTATCTTTTGGAAGCATAATGAAAATCAGTTGACAATTCAATTTTCTTTTGGTATGCTTAGAACATGAAAAAAATAATTCACAGCCTGATTTTCGGAGTTCCAAAGGATTTCACCCCGGAACCTGTCAAAACCCTTGACGTTACCCGTATCACAGAAAGCATGGATAAAGTTGAAAACATGCTTACCAAGCTTCGGGAAGAGAACGGTAATCCAGAGGCTATTACCACTTGGCTTCGGGTGAAGAAGAATCTGCTAATTGAGTGGCAGGATGCTTTGGTTGAAATTCAAACCAATGGAAAATATCAATATTTGTGAGGGAATATGAGTAATGAAATTTTATGTCCTTGGCTATCAAGTCTTGGAGAACGATTTGCAAATTTAATCTACACCAACAGTCCAATTGACGGCTGGGGTTTGCGAGGTCATCTCAAGGAAGAAAAATGTAAGGGATGGTTTCAAATGACGATTCTTTCCAGTCATTGTGCAAGTCGAGAAGAAGCATTTGCTCAAGCCCTATTGACAGCGAAACAATATTCTGTTACCATTGAAACATAGAGAGGAAAATATGACAAAATTTTTGAAATCTTTGTGGTGCATAAACAAAGAAACTAGGCGGTTTCCGATTATTCGACTGATTTGGAATCTCTTAACTGGAAGTCTCGGATATTTGTTCTTGGGAATTGCTTCAATATTCATTTTTCTAAATAGTGGGCCGAGGGCATTCAAATCGTTTTGGGGATCAGTATGAAAATAACTTTTAAATATATTTGGGAAATGGCAAAAGGAACTGCTATTCTTTTTGGATGGCTATTGAACCACCCATTTTCATCTTCAATGGATTTTGACCTCAAGGTGAGGCAACTTTCCCATCGAATAATTGAAAAATCTTTTGACCTTTCTTCGGAAGAGGCTACTAATTTACTAGAAGTAATTGCTACCAATGTGACAAAACAAAAGTGAACTACATACATGACTTCACCAACACTGGCATCCGCGCAGACCAAAATGTAATAGGAAAAGCGTCATAGCCGAAGCTATGAGATCCGACCCTTTATCTGGAAGTGGACGGTCTAGGCAAGAGGCAGAGTTCATCGCAAGGTGAGCCTCGTTCCCTAAGACGGCTAACAGAGGAGTGACTGGCTTCGATTCCGGGTTTAACTTCGAATCGTCGTGGTGCATATTTAATATGTAACTGACCGGCTGGGACGTAAAGGGTTGATGAAGTCATGTATGTAGTTCTCAGTGAAATATCATGATACTCGTGTAGCTCAATTGGTGAGAGCATTCCCCTTATAAGGGAAAGGTTGTTGGTTCAATCCCAACCACGAGTACCACAATTTGAGGAGAATTTTATGATTTTCAAAAATCGCCCTGACACCAATTACAATACCGCTATTGGGCCGATGCGCTTTGCACCACCACCACTACTACTAAGACAACAGACATCTCGGCTTCCTCCTCTATGTTGCTCGTGGGCGCTATATTAACATACTGTATATCCAACAATGTAATAAACGCATTTAGAGAATATTTCATTGCTAGAAGGATCAATGATTGTCATTGTGGCACCAAGGGAAAGGATACATATGAAAACTAAGATATTGGAATCCACTTGTATTGTTTTGAAAGTGGCGCTGCTGGTGGCGATGATAGTAGGTGTTACATTCAGAATCCTTTTCGGGCCTCTGTATCCACACCCAGAACCTTTTCACCAGACCAATCCTCCAACAATAACTACCGGCTATGCTAATGTTGCAATCGGAATAAATGCAGCGAAGAATCTAACGACTGGTAGTGGAAACTTCTGCTATGGCGATGATGCTTGCCCCACAATTACTATCGAGAATTGTGTAATTGACATTCGGCCTCTCGGTCCACAAATTGCTCTACCAGCGACGGAATATATTTACTCAATGTACCCATTAGAGGGTCAAAGCCGTCTTTGTGGCTACGATAGAACGTTGGCGATTCTTGATGCTCTGCAAGCCCAGAGTAAGTAGACATTGCCGAGACGCTGCGATTGGAGTGTCAACCCAACCACAAAATAATTGCGACCAGTCAAAAAATCAAAATAGTTGTTGACGTATGAGACACTTCAATCACTGGAGGAATACAAGATCATGAATATAAGCACAACGGCACAGCAAGACGGATTCGGAACTGATATGTTTAAGCGCGTCATCGGCCTAACTGATGAAGAAAAGAACCTCATCATTTCCGGCGAAACTATTGCGTATGATTGTGGGCGCAAAAGCTATATTCGTCCCGGATTGGCAACTACTTTTAGGATTGCGACTTTAAAAAACAATATTCGGACAAATTTGTTCCTCGAATGCCTACTGAAAACCAACTGGCGAAAATAATTGATTCAATTCCAAAATTTGTGATATAATTAAATCGAGGAGAAATATGGAAACCCAAATCATTGCTTTAAACAAGGAACTTCTTTCATATCAGGAAGCGTATTATTCAGGAAATCCTATTGTGGCGGATTCCGAATATGACCAGAAGGAACGGCAACTGCTTACTTTAGTAAAGTTGCATCCAGAATTTGCCCATACAGCAACTGTTCTTTTCAATGTTGGTGCCTCCAAAGACACCGCTGGTCGAATTCTTCATAATCGTCCAATGAAGTCAATTGAAAATAATTACACTTTTGACTCGGCTCTTAAAGCGTGTTCTCCCTATGGTCAATATGTTCTTGTTGAACCAAAACGTGATGGCATTTCTGCTTCCATTTTGTATAAACATGGAGTGTTGGTTCAAGCTGTTACTCGTGGAAATGGCGAAGCTGGCGAAGACATGACTCTTCAAGTCAAGGCTTGCAAATTCATTCCTCAAGTTTTGAATGCCGGTCCAGTTGATACTCTTGAGGTTCGCGGAGAACTTGTTATAAGCAATTCTGAATTTGCTCGTATCAATTCGGAATTGGAAGCAAATGGTTTGCCCCTTCATTCAAATCCTCGCAACTTGGTAAGTGGTAGCATGAAGAAGCGTGATGTTTCTGAACTTTCAAATCGTAAGATTGAATTTGTTCCATGGGATATGTTCTCTCCAGATGATGACAATATTCTTCCCGATTCCTCGTTTATTCGAATGTCAATGCTTACTGACATGGGCTTTGTAAAGTATGAAGGATTTTTTGTTGATACTATCTCCGCAAATGTTGAGGAGATTATTAAGAATATTCTCCGCATGAATGAAGAATCGGATATCATCGCAGATGGAGTTGTAATCAAAGCTGATTCTCACGAGATTCGCAATAAATTGAATTATGGTACAAAATTTTCTAAGTTTCAACATTGCTATAAACCACAAAATTTAAGTGCCGAAACTGAAGTTCTGGATATTGAATGGGGTACTGGAAGACAGGGTAAGATTACTCCGGTTCTTTTGATAACACCTACTGAGGTAGGTGGATCTATTGTTTCCCGTATTACGGGAAACAATATCACATGGATGAAAGAATTAGATGTTAAAATACATTCTAAAATTTCATTTGTAAAGAGCGGCGATACTATTCCGATGGTAACTGAAGTTCTTGATAATTCAGAGGCTACTCCGATTGTTATTCCAACCACCTGCCCAAAGTGTAATACTCCAGTGTCAATCAAGAATGATACTGGTATTGAAATTCTGCTTTGTGAAAATTCTTCATGCTCTGGTAAGGCAGCAGAAACTTTCTACTATGTTGGTCATCGTGACACTCTTGAAATTGATAATCTCGGAGCAGAAATGTCCAAGTATCTTGTCAATAATAACATTACAAATCTTGCCGATCTTTTTGAGTTTTCAAATAACCATCTTACAACTTCTAAGGATCAATTCAAGAATTTGGGTTTTTATTCTGGAGCCAATACAGTAAAGTTGGTAAAGTCGTTACAAGATGCAAAGACTCGTGATTGGGATAAGTGGATTGCTGCATTGTCCATTCCGTTCATTGGGCATACTCTGGGTGAACGGATTGCTATGGATTTGAATCTTCAGCCAGATGATATGTTTAATCTGTGTGATGAATTTTTGAATATTTCGGTAGGACAGATCGAAGGGCTTGGACCTGTGAAGTATAATACTCTTCTAGAATGGGCCGCGCTGCCCCAGAATCGCCTCCTGTGCGACCGATTGAGTAAAGCAGGGGTAACACCTACCCCAATAACCAATAAGGAACCAATTATGGGTGATTTAAGCAACATCACTTTCTGTATTACGGGAACTTTCAAGGGTACCTTTGGAACTCGTCCTGTCATTACGGAAAAGCTAGAAGCACTTGGAGCAAAGTCTGTACCAGCAGTCACAAAGACTTGCAATCTTTTGATTGTGGGAGAGAATGCCGGTTCGAAACTTGAAAAGGCCGCTAAACTTGGCATCAAGATTGTTGACGAAACGTGGTTGGCAGAAGTTCTGTAATTTAAAACTATGAACCTTCAGCCAAACTACGCTGAAGGTTCATAGTTTTAAATTTTCCTAAAAGATAAATACCTTCACCTATGACCTAGAAACAAAAATACAAATATTAAAATCATACTTTGCGAATCTTTTAAAAAGGATTCGAACACTTGACTGTAAAATTATAAGAGGGCAAATCCAATTGAGCAATAATGAATTAGTTAGACCAAAGCATACTACAACTTTTCAAGACACCTTTTCCGAGGATATTTGGCAACAGACATTTAAGGATCATACCGATAACGATGTAAATGACACTTTTTGGAGAGTTGCAAAAGCTATAGCCAGTGTTGAAACCACTCCAGAACTACAAAAAGAATGGGCTGAACATTTTTACGATATGTTGTCTGGGTTTAAGGTTTCTCCCGGTGGTCGTATTCTTGCAAATGCCGGTACCGAATTTAATGGTACTACCTTGATGAACTGCTTTGTATCTCCTGAAGTGGAAAGTGGCGTAGATAGTATTGTCGGTATTTTAGAAACCCTTAAATACCAAGCACTTACTCTGAAGTCAGAGGGTGGTTGGGGTCGCAATTTTTCGGTACTTCGACCACGAGGAGCATTTATTAATGGTATTGGGGTAGAAACCCCCGGCTCGGTAAAATTTATGGAATTGTTCGATAAATCAAGTGAGATTATTACATCTGGTTCTGGAAAGAAATCCACTAATAAGAAATCAAAGGGAAAAATTCGCAAAGGTGCGATGATGGGAGTTCTTGACTGTTGGCATCCAGATATTATCGAATTTATTACCGCAAAACAAACACCTAATCGTCTTACTAAGTTTAACATGAGTGTTAATTGTACTGACGCTTTTATGGAAAAGGTAGTAGAAGTTACTTTATTAAAACAAAATAAAGGATCACAAAAAGACATTGATGCTATTACATGGGATCTTATTTTTCCAGATACATCACATGCCGCATATAATACCGAGTGGGATGGTAATATCTCATTGTGGGTATCAAACGGGTATCCAGTAAAAATTTATCAAACTGTTACTGCTGAATTTCTTTGGAATATTATTACAAAGAGTACCTATAATAGAAATGAACCCGGTATTTTATTTTTAGATAGAGCAAACAAGTTTAATCAACTTACTTACGCTGAGACTATTAGAAGTACAAATCCTTGTGGAGAACAGATGCTTTCAAAAGCTGGCGTCTGCTGCTTAGGTTCTATAAATGTTACTCAATTTGTAAAAGAAGACGGTTCTGGTTTTGATTTAGAACGTATTGGCAAATACACAAAATATTTGGTACGCTTTTTGGACAATGTTAACTCTTATTCAGATGCACCATTGCCGGAATATGTGGAATCGATGCGAACTAAACGGCGTATCGGTTGTGGAATTATGGGCTGGGGTAGTGCGCTACTTATGCTCAAAGTTAGATTTGCGTCAGATCGAGCAAATGACCTTCGCACTGAATTATTGAATATTTTTACCTTAGCTGGAATCGAAGCAAGTCTCGATTTGGCAGATGAAAAGGGTATGTTTGAAAAATGTATTCCGACTGAACATTCAAAGAGTCCGTATTGGGATAATGTAAACTTACCTCTAACCTTACGTGATCGTATGGCAAAACATGGTATTCGTAATAGTTCATTATTTTCATGTCAGCCAACAGGAAATACTGGAGTATTTGCAAATATTGTATCAGGCGGTATTGAACCAATTTTCATGCCAGAATATATTCGGACAATTATTGTAGGTATAGTTCCAGACCATATAAAAAATATCACTCCAAATTGGTCACAGGGCGAATGGTATGAAACTGATATGTTCAAATTCACAAAAGAAGGTGATGATGAAATCCTTCGTGGAGTAGATATCAATGGTGTGGTATATAAGATTGATAAAGGCCGTGGTCTAACTAAAGAGGTTTTGTGTCAAGACTATGGTGTTAGATATCTAGCTAATAAGGGCGAATGGAATGCATCTGCGGACTGGGCAGCAACAACCACCGAATTATCCGTAGAAGATCATACTAATGATCTGAAAGGATTTGCAAAAATGATCGATTCGGCAATTTCAAAAACAATTAATCTTCCGTCAGATTATAGTTTTGAAGATTTTCAAAATGTATATCTTGATGCATACAAGACTGGATATATTAAGGGTCTTACTACTTATCGTGCCGGTTCTATGACTTCAGTTCTATCGGCAGTTGAACAGAAAGACGATACCGATGAAGAAGTTATTTTTTCGGATGTTAAAATGCCAGATACTTCTATAGCCGAAGTTAAGGTGTTGAGGGATTACGAAGGTGGTACTGGTCGTAAATGGTATATTACAATTACATTAAATGAAAATAAGGCACCCATTGCATTATTTGTTCAAACAAATGCACTTGAGAAGACCGTTACTACAAATGACGCAATTGAACTGCTTATTGCATTAGCAAAAATCAAAGAAATTCCAATTCAGTATATTGACGAAACTGTTCAAAAGTGTCATAATGATAACAATAGTACAAAAATTGCACGAGTAATTGGACTATTGTTGCGGCACGGAGTCAAAATAAAAAATATTGTATCTGAATTGGATAAAGTTCAGAATGTTACATTTTCTAGTTTCTTATTTCACCTAAAGAAATTACTATCCAGCTATGTAAAGGATGGTGAGAAGGTTGAAGGCGGAAAATGTAGTGAATGTGGTGGGCAATTGATTTACGAATCTGGCTGTCATCGCTGTTCCCAATGCGGAAATAGTAAATGCTCCTAAAAAGTCAAGGGAATATTTTTAGGTCTTCCCTTGACTTTTAAAAACATTTTTGGTATTCTAATAATGAAAGGAAATACAAATGAAAATTGAAACCCAAACAGTCTACATTGACAGTCTCATACCACCGAAGCTGCTGCGTTAGCAGCGGATAGAAACTTGGAAAATATGCGGTATTTTTCTGTTTCCTATAACCCTGACCTTTGCGAAGGCAGGGGCTTCCAGAAGGTTATGCTTGTTGAAATTCCAAAAATGATCGGATATATTGATCCCGAAGATTGGATGCAATTTTGGGCCAATGACTATTTTGGTCCGAAGATTGTTTCATTTTACGGCAGGGGTGCAATTAATTGGCATATCAATCCAATTTCATTGGAGGTATTTCGTGATGCGAAAACTGCCAATAATGGAGTCGGACAAGCTTGTTATATGATTGAAAAGATGGCACTTACCGAAGAATATCTGCGGAGCCTAGTGAGCCTAGTTAGGTAACGTAGTACAAAACATTCAACAAAAGGAAAATACAATGAGCGAAAAAAGATTTTATTTAATTGTTCCAAATACGGTCGATACTCCGTATAAAGGAACTTTTGTAATGGAACCGGGAAGATTGATGGCGCAATGTTGTCATATTGGTCGAAAGCTTCAGGCTGGAATGACTCAGTATGAAGAAGTAACCACAATTGTTCTTTCTGTTCGAAATTCAAAAGAATTGCGCAAGGTGAGTGATGAACTGGCATCAGGTTTCCGAACTGGATGGAATACCAATTATCAAGAATTCCATGATACTAATCCGGTTTTATACGGTACCGATTCGGAGATTCACACAGTTACTGGAATTGGACCTATTTCTAAAGAAGACATTGATTTCGCCATCGGTCATTTGGAACTGTACTAAATATATGGAAGGGAATATCATTTTGATCGCGTCTTGGAAAAGAGGGTTTGACGTTGCCAGAGCAGCCAGCTTACTAAGCGATGGCCCACAAACTGGATATCGATTGGGTGCTGCATTATATGCAGGAAGCAATTTATTATCAATTGGATGTAATAATTGGAATAAAACTACTCCATATTCAAAAAATACAGAATTTAATGGCAATGTACATGCAGAAATTTCATGTCTTGTCCGTAGAAGGCATTATGATCATTCAAATAACATGATTTTATATATATCTCGAACCACAACAAATGCTTTGCGAACGGAATCTCAAGATGCATGTTCGCGTCCTTGTACAAATTGTTTAAATCTCATCAAAATATCCGGGGTTCGTCGGATACGATTTTTCAATGAGCAGGGTGAACCAACAGAAATAAAACTTTAGGAGAATAAATTCAATGAAGCTAGCTATGCTTGCCACACTCGTTCTAGGACTTGTAATGACCTCTACGGCCTTTGCTGATACTCAGAAGGCACCAACCCCCCCTACTGCTCCAGCGGCCTCAGAGAAAGAGACTGTTACACCAAAGCCTATTACCTATGGTGATAGTACGATGAATGGAGATACTGCCGTTATTTCAGATATTACCGCTTTGCAGAATTTGGATATGCAGATTGAAAAGTTGAAGACACAGGCAGACACAGAAAAGACAAAGCTTTCGGATAAGCTGAAGAAGGACTTTGAAACGTTGAAGAGGGTAAATGGTTGGGGCGAGGATGTTCAGTTTGATCCTCAAACTCAGACTTGGTTTCGATTGAAGACACCCGCTCCAGAGAAGACTCTGGTTCCCGCGAAGACTCCCGCTCCAGTAAAGTAAGGTAATTTCGGACATACTAAATACGGAAAGAGGTAGTGATATGTCCGACATTAAAGTTAAAGAACACGTTTTAAAAATCTATCCAGATGCCAAGATAGTAAATGATTCCCATAATTACGGTAAAAATAATGGGGCATTATATTCATATATCTTGGTATCTGGATTACCAAAAACAGATGGTGTAATTCATATGGATATGCTTCATGTGATTCAAGATAAAAAAGTAATTCCTCGCAGTGGTTTTTGTAGATGCGAAGAGGATTGTTGGAATAGTGCATGGAATAGCATATTGGAAATAACGGAGAACGCATTCAATGACTGACAAAGATCATGTAAAAAAAGTTTATTCAGATGCTACTATCATCAAAGATAAAACTAACTATCGAACCAAAAACCTAATGGCATTTTCATATATTGTTGGTCTTGGATTTGAACCTTCCGATGTTGATATTGACTTTTATACTGATAAAAATCCAGATCATTATTATGTAGGAGAATGGTCTGCTAATGCACAAGATGCGTGGAAGTCGGCATGGGAAGAAATTCAAAATAAACTTTTGGAAGCACTGGAGATGTAGAATATGAATTTAAACAAATCGTCAGTATTGGTATTGAATTCTGCGTATGAACCGCTGAGATTCGCATCGGCTAAACGAGCCATCACTTTACTTTACAAAGGTGTAGCCACAGCAGAAGAAAGTTATGAACACATTAAAATTCATACTCAGACCGTTTGGGATGAAAATACTGGTGAATACATTACTGAAGATACTTTCCTTCCAGCAGTTATCAGATTGATCAATTATAAATACATTCAAGTTCGTAGCCAAATGCTAACAAGGAAAAATATTCTCATTAGAGATGGCTATACCTGCGCATATTGTAATAAGAAATTGTCATACGATGCATTGACCTTGGATCATATTGTTCCAAAAGTTAAAGGTGGATTATCAACTTGGGAAAATCTTGTTGCATGTTGCAGTTCATGCAATCACAAAAAAGGTGATCGAGAGTTATCTGAGATTTCTGATATGACTCTATCTCATTATCCAAAACAATCCACTTCACATACTATTCGTCATATTTTGAGAAATCGCGCATATGATAATCCAATTTGGCAAAAATATTTATTTTTTTAGGAGAACGATGAACAATAACGATATTGCATATAAGACCTTGACCGATTTGAAAGCAGAAATTCTTGCAAACAATCCTCCACCTTATGTATTTCCGAGTAAAGATGGAATGACTCTAACCATCATCGAAAATGCATTGGATCAACTGTACAAGGTAGAAAAATATGACCATTACATCAGCAAGTAAAATCAACAAAAGATACTATCAAGAAGATTTCTTTTTCATTGATACCATGAAAAATGGTGATGTTCTGTTTGGAGTTTTTGATGGGCATGATGGAGATTATACTTCCTATTATGCAAATAAATATACCAAGTACATTTTCAAAGCTGTAAGAAAATTGTATCCAGAACTAACACCAAATGAAACTCTTTCGGAAGTATTCAAGACTCTGGTAAAAAG